CTCAACGGATAGAGCATCGGTTTCCTAAACCGCAGATAGAGGTTCGATTCCTCTTGGGGGTACAAACATTTAAACACTCACAGACATGAGCACATTTAAGCAAGAACGCATCGACAAAGTGATGCATGAAATCTCACGCAAGACCCCTGCGGAAATCGCCTATCTCATCCTCGACCTTCGGTTCGACAAGTGGGTATTGGAGTACGAGCGTGACTGGCTGGACGAACTCGCTAATCACCTGCGTGACGGAGACAGCTTCAACGAAATGGAGTTGTACGACGAACTCTACGGAGACCCGAAGAAAGAACTCATCCAACGATACAAGAACCAATGAAAGACGTATTTAAATCCGCCACCTTTTGGCAACTGCTCATCTACACGGCAATCGTGTTGGGGGCCGCAAGCTTTGTACACATCCTCTCAGACGTAATGACATGATTGAAGGACACGAAAACAAAAACATCTACGTTATGGAAACAACTATCGAAGGCGCACAGAAGCGCATCACCAAGGTCATTGAGTCGCTCACGGATTTTGACGTGGCTAACGACCTCGAATACATCGCCGTCTTCCTCGACAGCGTGGGTGACGAGATGGCCGCCATCACCTCCTCATGCAACTCCCTGCATGCCCGCTACGTCGAGGCCCTCGCCGCTATCGACGAGTGGAAAGAAGAGGTCAAGTCTCTTACAGCAGTAAACGAACAACTCAGGAGAGAGCGCGACTCCTACATCAACAGAATCCACGCCGCGCAAGACAATCGATAAACACAAAGACATGAGACGTAAATACTGGACCACAGAAGAAGAAGAACAACTTGTTGAGTTGTACGACAAGTACTCTGACGAAGAAGGGAACTTCCTTGCCTACAAGGTGAAGAAGAAAGAGTTGATCGGGGGCAGGGATATTAGGTCACACAGGCGCAAGCTGGAGCGAGACTGGAACATCAAGACCATTGGGTCAGCCCGCATGATTTCTCACAAGATTGATTACAAAGCAATCTACGAGGCGCACACGAATGGATGCACCACTCGGCAGATTGGGAAAGATTTTGGAATCTCGCACCAGTCTGTTCGGACTGCAATCGACAGGTACAAACGAGTCAATGGGATTTCGTCCACTGAATCGAAGACGGGGTGGACCGCAGAAGAAGACGCTAACCTCGTTGATTTCGTTATGAACAACACGAGGTGGGACGGCTCTATTCTGTGGGTTAACCTGAATCAAAATGACTTACTCCCTGGGCGAACAAAGGTCGCCATGAACAGGCGATGGCTGAAGCACCTTAAGGCTGACTACCAGTGGGATGGTAAGACTTGGGTCAAAGTAAATACCCCAGAGGCTAAGGTCACGACGACCAAGGTCAGGACCACTCGCCGCACATTCCTGTGGGGTGCATTCACCATCGAAAGCATTGAAGCGTGATAACAGACGAGTACATGAACGACATGCTTGCCATGATTGAGCACCTGACGGATCGTCTCGAAGAGACTGGCGACCGCAGGTACGTCATCATGCTGGAAGCCATGGTCAACAGCTACGAAGCGAAACTTAAACTCAAGATGCAAGATGAAGCAGAGACATGAATTTGAAATCTTCTCGCTCATGGACAAGTGCCTCAACGAACTGCGTAGGCACGACTACTCAAAGGCAGTGGTCCTGGGCGGGTATGTAGACGACCTCAAAGAAAAGATTTACGGAAAAACAATCGGATGATGATAGTGATTGACCCCCAAGACGAGTGCATCTGGGCATACAAGCTCGGCACTGGAGAAATTTGTGTAACCCCCGACTGGGAACTGGCCGACAAGCGCGGTGCAGGTGACCCCGTCCTAATCCACCACCGCCCCCATGACGAATGAGCGAGCCATCCGCATTGTTGCAGAGATGACATCGGACAACACCAAGGAGGACGTTGTAGCCAAGGTCTTCGCTTGCGAGGACATCCTCGAAGACGACGTGACGCTGTGGGCATCCCTGCCCATTGCCGCTCACTTGAGTCAGTTCATTGAACACAACAACAGCATTGCTGGGAAGTTCATCGATGAGCGTTGCGATATCTTTGGATACGACAGTGGTGTCAAAATCGAAATGCACAACCTTCGTGACAAGCTCGAAAGCGTCATGGTATCCATGATCAAGTATGTAGCTATCCACGAAGCAATCACCAAGGAGATGGAGTCAGAACGCTGACCCAGGGCGGACGCATGGTGCGCGGGGAGAGCCCGTGACAGGCCGTGAGTAGCCCGAAGAAACAAAGTCCGCCTTTTCCTTGCGGATTTGACATGAACACACTAAATTCACATCCCAAATGAAATTCAATCCACACAATCGTAGGTTGCTAATGCTCTCAGCAGTAGAGACCTATTACGCCGCCATCGGCGTTATCCCAGACAACAGTCGGCGTGCCGACCAAGTCAAAGCACGCAACGCCATCGGCGTAGCCCTGTCCCACTGGGCAGACAATCAGCAAGAGGTTGCAGAGGTGCTCGGACGAGATCGATCGACCGTAGCGCACATGACCATCAACCATGCTGACAACCTTCAATTCTGGAAAGGATATGAAGACCTGTATGAGAAAGCGAAGCTCATTGTAGACAATCGACTTTCTGCGACCAGCAAGGCAGACCGCCTCGCTAACCTCACGAATCAAATCTACATTTTAGAACAGGAGTGTGCTATCCTCCGCAACGAACTCGACTCAATCCCAATCCCGCAAACTGAAGACAAATGAGTTTATTTAAGAATCCATTCGGAGACATCACTGAGGCCGACATTGAAGAAAGGCTGAAGGCCTGGGTGTTGGAAGGAAAGATAAAGTACACCATTAACGAAGATGGAGAGTACGTATGGTACAATCCGAAATACGCCCCCAAAGACGCTCTTGGAGCAAAGGAGATGGCTAATCAAATGAAATCAGAATTGAAATGAGTAATTACAAGTTCAAGACCACGAACATCCGTGGCAAGCAGTACGTTGAAGTTAACGAGCGTATCAAGTTTTTTCGTCAAGAAGAGCAGTACAAGAACTGGGGCATCCATACTGAGTTTCCCATGCTCACCGATGCCGAGTGCCTTTGCCGCGCTTCCATCACCGACCCCCAGGGTAGCATTGTTGCAGTGGGACACGCCCACGAGGTGAAGACCGCAAGCAACATCAACAAGACGAGCTACGTCGAGAACTGCGAAACCTCTGCAGTAGGGCGTGCTCTGGCTATGCTTGGTATCGGTATTGACGTGTCTATCGCTTCTGCGAATGAGGTCCAAGATGCGATTGCTCAGCAGGACTCAGCACCCGCCAATTCCGCCCCGAAGCGTGAGCCCAAGTCCGAGACCTCGATCATGGACAAGGCCGTGAACTACATCAAGGGTCAAACTGACAAGCAGAAGGCATACGACAGCATCATCGGTAAGTACGGTGACGAGTTGTCCGACAAGCAGAAAGCTGGTCTCAAGAAGTTTGTTCGATGATTGATATCCCTAAAGCCCTCGAAGAGAGGTACGGCAAGTCACACTTGTCGTACTCCTCTCTCAAGGTTGCGCTTGACGACATGGCCAAGTTCGACCTGTACATGAAGAAAGAACTGAAGTTCGAGTCTCCTGCACTGGACTTCGGTACTCTCTACGACATGCTCCTCTTCGAGCGCGATAAGGCGATGAACCTGTACACCGTCGTATCTGACGACAGGATCCTGGACCTGTGCTCTGATGCAGTCAGGAAGATGAAGCGCCCAAGTATGTCTGCTGAGTTCAAGAAGCTCAAGGCAGAGATGATTGCGGAGGCTGAGTCCAATGACAAGAAGCTGGTGTCCCCTGAGGATTGGAAGATGGCGAACGACATGATTGACAGGCTCGAAGAATGCGGGCTTGCCGATCAGTACCTGTCGAGTGCCAAGTACCAAGTTGAGTTCAACGAGATGCTCGGACCCATCAAGGTCAAGGGATTCCTCGACTGCCTCGGTGACGGATTCATTGTGGACTCCAAGTCTACCAAGTCCGTATCCAAGTTCAGGTACAGCGTTCGGGATTTCAGTTACGACATCCAAGCGTACATCTACACCAAGGTCTTCGGTGTAAGCGAGTTCTACTGGCTCGTGCAAGAGAAGACGTTTCCTTACCTGCCAGCGATCGTGGAGTGCTCAGAAGAGACTCTCTTTGCTGGCGAAATGAAGTTCAACGATGCCATTGAGAGAATTGAAAAGTTCCTTAGAGAGGGACGTACACCAGTTCAAGATTACCTTCGATTCAAAGTATAAAGCGTACCTTGCCTACGGGCTTTCGATGGTCATGGCATACACACTGGCCTTGACTGTCGTCATCACACTAATCCAATTAATTCTTTACCCATAATCCAATAAACAAATGAGCGATACTAAGTACGACTCCGTTCTCGTCGGGTGGGCCGACGAACCCAAGTTCAATGACAACAACGAGCTGATGAGCTGGTCTGTTCGTCTCAAAGACAACGAGCTGAAAGACATGCTCGACCAATACGTCACCCGCCGTGACGAGCAAGGTCGTGGTGGCAATGTCTACGTGACGTTGTTCATGAGCAAGAATGGCAAGGCCTGCGCCCGTGTCTTCAACCCGAATAGCGAAGCCGCTAAGGAGAAGCGTGAGGCTAAGGCGGCCAGCCATCAAGTGGCCCAAGATGACCTTCCTTTCTAAAGGATTCGGCATATACGCCATGATCGAATGGGGGTTGAGAGACATCGAGTTTCTCAGCCCCCAAACTTTCTCTGCCAGTAAGAACGGGAAGCGAATGTCCTTTCACGTTCACGCAGAGAACTACGACAAAGACTTCACTGTATCCGTACCTAAATTCGACGCTGACTTTCTGCTCCTGTTCATCCCGAACAAAGAGGGGGACAACTGCGTCGTCCTGACTCGCCCAGATACATGGGAGAAGATTGGACAGCGGGTAGATATGGTCTGGATATCGAAGAAACTAAAGCGCAAGTGGAATGCAAACCTCAAAGCCCCAGATATACTCGATGACGCTGGACGTAGCGTACAAGAAGAACAAGAGCACGATCAATAAAGAATCGTGGGCGGTGTCTAGGTACTGCACCCCAAGTGAGCTGATGAAGAACTGCCCTCGCACCATGGAGAGGCTGAAGCGTGAATGCTACGGCAAGACCTTCAAGGGTGAGAAGCGCATCATCATCAGAGGTGTCAGAGATGTCAAGACACACGGACATGTAAACAGCAACGCGATATGAGCAAGCATTACAAGATGGCCATTGAGCCCATCGAATACATCAACCGCAACGAGCTCTCATTCATGGAGGGCAACGTTGTCAAGTACGTAAGTCGTCATGCTAAAAAGGGTGGGGCAGACGACATCAAGAAAGCCATCCACTACCTACAACTCATTCTAGAACACGAATACAATGAAAGTAACGTTCTTCAAGAACCTGTACGACAAGGACAACCCACACCATGTGGATATCCATACTGCCCTTGGGAGGATCCGCGAGGGCCAGTCGAAAACCACGATTGAGTCTGTTCGTGATGGCGACAAAGACGCAAAGAAACAGCTTCCGATTGTCTGCTTTAGCGGCGAGTTCTCAGACCGCAGTGACGAGGGTCTGTTCGATCACAGCGGACTCATTGTACTGGACTTCGATCACATTGACGTTGAGAAATCCAAGTCGATCCTGGCTACTGACGCTTACGTCTACTCCTGTTGGGTTTCTCCGTCGGGCGACGGGCTCAAGGCGCTGGTTCGGGTAACCAACCCTGAGCGGCACCGCGATCACTTCCGAGCACTCAAGAACTACTTCCACAAGCAGTACGACCTTGAGGTTGACGAGTCTGGTGTCAACGAGTCTCGCGCTTGCTTCGAGTCCTACGACCCTGACCTCATCCTCAATCCTGGGGCGCAGAAGTTCGGGGCATTTGCCTCTGAGCGTAGCGAGCAGGTGCAAGAGGCCAAGAAGGGGGAGTTCACGGACTACATGAAGCTCAACCTCGCCTGCCGCATGATTCGCCAGTGCGATGACGGGGAGAAGCACAACACCCTCCTGCGTGCCGCCCGACTGCTGGGTGGATTTGTCGGTGCTGGACGTATCGAGGAAGAAGAGGCCGTCAGGATCCTGATGCGCGAGATTACCAAGCGCGACATCGACAGCGAAGAGCACGCCCTCAAGACCATCCGAGAAGGATTGGAGAGAGGTAAGAACGACCCCATCAAGGATGTCATCGGTGCCGAGCAGAACGCCCAGCGTGAGCTCCTCATCAATGACGGGGACATGTCCTTCATCTCATCTGACGACGAAGACTTCCGATGGATTGACGACTACGCCAACGGTCGGATTCAAGTTGGGCTCGACACGGGTGATGCCAAGCTGGACCAACACTTCCGATACAAGAAGGAGTTCACTATCATCAACGGCCACAGCAACGTCGGCAAGACGACCATGATGCTCTACCTGATGGTGAACGCCGCACGGCGACACAACTGGAAGTGGGTGGTGTACTCCTCGGAGAACAGGACTGCTTCGCTCAAGATGACGCTCATGCAGTTTGCGACGAACCGCAAGATTGGGGACATGACCTACGATCAGCGTAAGACCGCATACAAGTGGGTGAACGACCACTTCACCGTCATCAGCAACAACCAAGTGTACAGCTACACCGACATCATTGTCTTCCTTGAGAAGATTTACCGTCAAGAGAAGTTCGATGCTGTTCTGGTTGACCCGTACAACAGCCTCAAGCTTGAGCTTAGCGGTCAGGGCAACAGCCACGACTACCACTACCAAGCGGCTTCGGAGTTCCTTACGTTCTCCAACGCCAATGACGTAGCGGTCTGGTTGAACATGCACGCTGTTACCGAAGCGCAACGCCGCAAGGGTGACGACGGATTGCCTGTGGCCCCGTATGCTGAGGATACCGAGGGTGGCGGCAAGTTCGTGAACCGAGCCGACTGCTTCCTTACGATCCACCGCAAGGTCCAGGCGCCAGACAACAACATCAAGAAAACCACCGAACTTCATGTCAGGAAGGTTCGCGATGTCGAGACTGGAGGTATGCCAACGTCGATTGACGAGCCTTTGACCTTCACTATGGACACCTCAATGACGGCCTTCAGGTCGAATTATACACAGGAGAAGCTGTTCCAACCCATTGGAAATGAATTCAACAACTACAAAACTTTTAAGATGTCCCCAAATGAGACGTTCGCATCGATTTAAGCTGTAACTTCCCCATGTGAAGCGAAAAAGAGGACAGACTTCCAGAAGGAAATCTGCCAAGAAGAGGGAGTTAGGAAGGTATAAGAGTGGTCTTGAGAAGACTTGCGCTGACCTTCTTGCTGAATCGGGGATACCTTTTTCCTACGAGGAACATGAGTATACGCTCATGGACAGATTCCGATACGAAGGAACGTACTGGAAGATGACCTCCAAGAAGAAGGAGATGACCGATCGGAGCAACAGTGTTGCGCTCCCGATACGTTACAAGCCCGACTTCGTTGCGAAGGACGAGAGCTGGATCATAGAGACGAAGGGCTTCCTTCATTCTCACCACGACTTCCCTATGCGCTGGAAGCTGTTTATGAAATACTTAACCGAACTTGGAAAACCGCTACCTATGCTGTTCATTTGTAAGAATCGACAGCAGGTCGAACAAGCGATAAGTATAATCAAAGACAACATACCACATGACAAAGGAAGACGTGGGAAGAAGCTACGGAATAGCATGCGAGAGGATGCACCGCCTGATAGCGAACTTCTATGAAGACCTCTACAACCGCGAGGGTGATCCAAAGCGGCACCCAGGATACGTGATCGAGCTGACCCAAAAGGTTCGGCAACAGATCAACTACGAGCTGGACCTCGTTCGCGAAGCCTCTAACCAATTCTACGAAGCTCATGGTGAGCCAAAAGCGGAGGGCCTATTCGGGCTCGACGGGAAGGGTAGCTGAGGTTCGGTTTGTGAGAGCGGCTGAGGAGTTAGGTCTGGACGTAAAGAAGTCCTCGCATACTGAGGACATACACGAGCATGTAGACTACTGGCTTGCCCATAACAACATGGGTAAGTGGGGAGTGGACGTAAAGGGTAACAACCTGCCCGACGAGATTTGGGTGGAGTTAATGAACGTAAGAGGGAATCCTGGCTGGCTGTACGGTGGTGCAAAGATCATCGCCTTCGATATGCCAGAGGAAGGAGGATTCTCAATCGTGGATCGGGTGGAACTTCTGCACTACACTGAGGACGAACTCAGGGACGCAACGATCGTCTCCAACAAGAGGGATGCCTACAAGCAGAAGTACCGCAGGAAGGACCGCCAGGATCTGATAACCAAACTTAACTTGCACGACCTCAGGACTTTAAGTACCTACCGAGTATGGCGGTACTCAAGAGAATTCTGACTATCTTGCAAGCCTTTCCTTTTAAAAAATGAAGACAGAAAAACTTATCCCATGGGGTGAGGTAGGATACCCCACGTTCAAGCGAACGTACTCTCGACCTACCGAAGACGGAAAGACTGAGGAGTGGCCCGATACCGTTGAGCGCGTCGTACAGGCGTGCAACGAACAGCTCGGATGCAACTTCCAAGAGTATGAGCAGGAGGAGCTCAGGAACATCATGCTGGAGCTGAAAGGCACCGTGGCTGGACGATTCCTGTGGCAACTCGGCACCAAGACCGTCGATCGCCTTGGTCTCCCGTCCTTGCAAAACTGTTCTTTCGTTGTGGTAGATGAGCCTATCCGCCCGTTCACTTGGGCCTTCGAGATGCTTATGCTCGGAAGCGGGGTGGGATTCAACATCCAGCGCGAGCACGTGTACCAGCTCCCGAAGGTGAAGTCGAAGGTTCAGGTGGAACGCGACGACTCCAACGACGCCGACTTCATTGTCCCTGATTCTCGTGAGGGATGGGTGAAGCTGTTGGACAAGGTCCTCCGTGCAAGCTTCGAGACTGGAGAAGGATTCCGCTTTGCCACTCACCTCATCCGTCCGAAGGGCGCAAAGATCAAGGGCTTCGGTGGTACCGCCAGCGGTAGCGAGGACCTGGTCTGGGGTATGCTGGAGATCAACAAGATCCTGAACGCCAAGGCTGGCCGCCGCCTGTCCAGCGTGGATTGCCTCGATATCATGAACATCATCGGTAAGATCGTGGTGGCTGGTAACGTCCGCCGATCCGCTCAAATCGCGCTGGGTGATCATGACGACATCGAGTTCCTGCGTGCTAAGCGTTGGGACTTGGGCAACATCCCGAACTGGAGGGCCATGTCCAATAACTCCGTCATCTGCGACGACATCGGGAAGCTTCCTGAGGAGTTCTGGGATGGATACAAGGGTAACGGAGAGCCTTACGGGTTGATCAACCTGACCGCTTCACGTAGGCAGGGCAGGACGGGTGACGTTCAATACCCCGACCCCGATGTCATGGGATACAACCCCTGTGCTGAGCAGAGCCTCGCCAACTTCGAGACCTGCTGTTTGGCTGAGGTGTACCTCCCGAACATCGAGAACTATGAGGAGTTGAGGAAGGTGTTGCGCTATCTGTACAGGGTGAACAAGCACAGCCTCGCCATCCCATGCTCCCTCAAGGAGACCGAGGACATCGTCCACAAGAACATGAGGATGGGGATTGGTGTGACGGGCTACCTGCAGGCTACTGAAGAACAAAAGTCTTGGTTGGATAAAGCCTATACGTATATTCGCAAGTACGACGAAGAATACTCGAAACTCCATGGTTTCCCTCCTTCCATTAAACTTACTACAGTTAAGCCCTCTGGAACGCTGTCTCTACTTGCTGGTGTTACACCAGGGGCTCACCCTGGATACTCCCAATACTACATTAGGAGAATCCGAATGGCTACAGATAGCGAGCTTGCACGAGTTGCTCGGAGCAATGGGTACCACGTAGAGTACGTCCGTAACTTCGACGGGACCGAGGACCACAGCACCGTGGTGGTCAGCTTCCCGTGTTCCTTCCCTGAGGGCACGCAGTTCGGTACGGACATGTCTGCTATCGATCAGCTGGAGGTCATCAAGCGCCTGCAACTGGAGTGGAGCGACAACAGCGTTAGCGTAACCATCTACTACCGCAAGGAAGAGCTGGAGGCTATTCGCTGGTGGTTGCACGACAACTACCACAACACCAAGTCTGTTTCCTTCCTCCTCCACAGCGATCATGGTTTCGATCAGGCTCCGCTGGAAGAGATTACGAAAGAGCAGTACGAGGAGATGAAAGCTAGTGTCACCCCGATCACGTCCTTGGACAGCGTTTCGCTCGAAGAAGTCGAGATCGACAACTGCGATACTGGAGCATGTCCCGTCCGATAAGCGAATGCTGGATAAGCCAGTTGTACTATCTTAGCACCGTTACACCGACTTAGTGCGGGGTAATTTCGCTAACCTTAGAGAGGGGGCCTTCGGGTCCCCTCTTTCTTTACCACTTCTTTGCCCTGACGCCAGAAGTCCTCGCCTTAACGGGCTTGATTCTACCGCCATCACGGAACACCTTAACAGAGGACGGAACAGCATCGCGAGGGATCTCAAGCCACGTGTTTCCAAACCTGTCAGTTACTGTCTCGATCTTGCTTACGTCCACCCCCATCTTCTTCAGCTCTTCTGGAAGATCGTCGTATCTCTTCAGGATGACTTCAACCTTTTCTTTGGTCAGAAGGCCTTCGGCATCTTCAGGGTTAACGAGGCTTCTACGTGTAACATCTGACTGCCTAAGGAACTCGTCGTAGTTTTGGATCTTGTTTACGGTCTCCCTTGTCGGGATCCTGAACGCCTCGGCCCCTTTACTGGCTCCTTTTTCAAAGTACGCGGCCAGCGCCTCCCTGACCCACGTCTTCTTCATAGGGGACTTCTCCTTCAGGCCCTTTCCTACAAGTTCTGCATGGCTGAGAAACTCCTGACTAGCTATGTCTTCTCTGTATGCTTTGTTGCTTTTCTTTACTTCGAGGGCGTCTCTAACCCACGGGTGCATCTCATAAGGTTCGTGGTAGTCAATAGCCTCATCCCACTCGTCGTATATCCCAGTCCTTCTACCAAACGCTTCTCGCTCTGTGATTCCTTCCGCGAACCTGAAGTCATAGTAGCTGCCTTCCCCAAACTCTCTTTGCTGAGCAACGATAAAGTCATCCACCTGCTCTTGAGTTACACGACCGCTTTGGATAAGCCTTTCCATCATGCCCTGGAATCCACCTCTGTTTCCTGGCTTCTTGGCGCTCAAACTGCTTCCAAACTGGTCATACAAATCCTTTGGCATTTTGCCCGTCTCCATGTTCGGTGCAAATCCTTCTTTCTCCATCGCTTCGATGATGGCGTCTGACACCTCGTCGATGTTATCTATTACAGACGTCAACTTATCTGGCGTTTCAGCGGCCATCCTAGTTAACGCGCTGGACCCATGAATTACATCGTGACTTGGGTCACCAAGTACATTGGAGTATCTAGACGTGTGAGCCGCTTGAAATGCATCGCTCTGTATTTCAAGCATGGTGTACACGTTCCTTCCGTCACTCCATTTTCCCTCCTGCCTTTTGACAAGCTCGCTTGGGTCTTGCACAGCCCTAACGTGAGCATGTATACCGCCGTGGCCTGGTGTTCCATCATGGAAGTGCTTCCTGCTGGCGGGTCCGTACACTGCTTGATCTCCCTTCAGCTTAATCACGTCAACCGCTCCTGGTTCGGAGAGTTCGTTAAACACAATGTCACTCTCCCACAGGTCAGCAGTCCTACCTGACTGAACAGCCTCGGCAATCTCGTCTGCTTCAAGTTCGTTGATGCCCATTATCCGATCGACCCCCCAGTTGTCCATCCAAGAGGTGCCCTCCTCGTTAACTGACCGCAAGCCTCCAGTCCCCATGTTTCCTGGGTCTACGTGAGTCATGCCAGCGTTCTCGGCTCTAGTCGCCAGCATCCCCAGGAAAGCCTTTTCAGACTTGGATACGTCACCACCTTGGGCTGCTTGCTTAATGGCCTTTACAGAAACCCCTTTCTTTCCAGATTGATCTAACAGACGCTGACTCCCTTTACCCGTTCTTATGCTCCCAGGCCCAAGCAGGGATATAAGCCCAGCGCCGAGGGAAACACCACCACCAACCCAGTCTCTTTCCAGCAAAGACCCAAGCCCCTCAGCAATGACGTTTACATCACCAATAGGAGTAAAGTTATCCAGCAACTGAAACGCTGGATTAGCCCTTCCCCTTTCTTCTCTCAACTCAGGGCTACGCTCTGTAGCTTGAATCGTCGGGTAAGGGGAAAGGTTTGGGTATGTCGGGGATGGGCGTATCTCACCTTGATCGAGCCTAGCCTGTGCTGCGTCATATTCTGCAGCCAGCTGATGTAGCATGTTAGCATAAGCGATCTGTTGGTCACGATCATAGATTTCGTTTCCTGGAGGCCAGCTTTTTTTCGCTCTCATTCTTCGTTAGCTTTCTTTACGAAGTGGTTGTAGTGAAACACGGCTGCCCACACAAACGTGAGTGCCAACCCAATATTCAGAAGAACCTCAGTCCACGGAGGAGTAGAAAGCGTGAAAGCGTTGAACATAGCCCCAGCAGAAATCAATGAGAGCCCAGCCTTAACAAGGTATTGCTCGTACACAGGGAGCCTATAAAGCCTAGAGTTACTTCTACCGAAAGCAAACACGATAAACGCGGACATGGATCCAGCGATGATGATGTTGCAAATGAGGTTTATTTCAGTCATTGTTATTCTTGATTACGTCTTCATTCAGCAGTCTGCTGCTTATGATCTCGACCCCCTTCAGCCCAAGAAAGCCAAGAATGAATCCGATAGAGAGCTGATACTTATCGGCCACACCGCTGATATCCAGTACGATGGGTGTAATATAGTTAGCAGACGCCACTCCAGAAACGAGGGAAAAGAATGTGGTCTTGAGATTTGTGGTTGCCGTCTTTCCGATCATGAGCAAGGACCCAAATAGTCCAGCCACGCTGATACCGACGTTGATCCCAATCTGTTCTAGTATTTCTTTCATGGCGAAGGTATTGTTCTTTTGTTTGATGTTATGTTCTCGGATACACTTTGTGTATGAACTTTGATATGTAAATCACAGATGGGCCGTAGAGGTTTGAGACGTCTTGAGGATCGGTTGCTGTAAGTCCAGGGGGTATATGCAAAGCCCTGGCCCCTCCATTACTTCCAGAACCAGAAACATCAAGCTGCCTAATCTTGGTTGGGTCATTATCTACGTACTGATCGCACAGCACCAAACTTACCGTATTCCATTTTCTGTGCCCTCCGTCTAGATCCGCTGTATGTGTCTGAGTTGAAAGTGTATGGGTTGCTGATCCTCCTGTAGCATAGACAGTATTGGAACGGTGGTACGCAAAGTTTTCTGAATTGTCGTCTTCTGTAGGGTTGATGTCAAAATAATATTCGTACTCAATTACATGAGTATAATCAGGCCACCCTATGGTGTTGAACGGTATCAAGTTGCCGCTACTGTCTTTCAAGACACTCTGGAAGTTCAGATCAAGTCTAATCTGGCTAAAACCATCGGCAAAACCAGTAGTGCCCATCAATACTTTGAGCACATTATCCTTACCCCCAAAAGAGACAACGCTTACTTCTCCGCTTTGCAGCTGTGAGAAAAGCTGAAATTGGCTATTTCCACTTTGGAGATCCAGTGTGAACCCACCATAGCTATACGAGAATGGAATCGACGTAGAAGTATATGCGCTACTGAAGTCCTCAAAAACGCAAGACGCCGTGAGCGTAGATGTATCATAAGAACATGAGGCTACATCTATGTAGCTCAGAGTTTCTGGAACATATACTGGCTCTTCACAATGGTAGCTGAAGCTAAGATTTTTAAGGTATATCGGATTGGCGGAAGGAATTTCTGGGTCCGCTGGATCACTGGAGGGCCTCACGTTGAACGCGATCCTGTGATTATCTCTCGATTGTGCGCTATACAAATCGTTATAATCAACAGTGTACGTCAGCGTGTTCCATTGGTTTGGTGTGACGCTAATCAAACCCTCACTAGTAGTATCAGTAACTAGGTTAAACCCTCTTAGATAAATGTAATCAACGTGAATTCCAGAGGAGGCGGTGTACACATCAATAGACATGGTTGCAGACACGTGAGGGTCTGTTATCACGTCGGAGCCTACTGAAATAAGTAGATAAGTGGCATCGGCATTTAATGTGATCTTTATTGCGTCATCAACTCCACCAATAGATTGCCCCGTTTCTGTCGTTTCCCCAGTATTCGAGAAAACGCTATCAGTATTCTGCTGTGATTCAGGCCACTCCACCACAAGGTCTGTACATAATGCCCCCATGTAAGTTGGGTAGCATCTTCCAAGTCCGAGTCCAATCATAATTATTACTATTCTTATTGTGGTCACCTTTTTACTTTTTCTATAGTCCGCCCAGCGAAGTATGCTCCGAACACCGTAAGCATTATGATCTCCAACAGATTGATGTAGTTTTCTGGGGGCATAAATGTTTGGTCTAGTCCATCCCAAACCATGACAGTCATGAAGAACACAGTGAGAACGATCAGGGTCACTGGCCTGATGTACTTAGCAAGCTTGACATCACCCTTAGCATCAGCCTCCCATCTACGGGTGACTTGCTCCTGAGCGCTGATCTCCTGCTCAGCCGCCAGTCTCTCAAACTCCATCTTCTCAGCCGCGCTCAACTCTGGGCTTCCGTCCACGATTCTTTTGACAACACCAAGCGCCCCCTGGTCTGGGAGCACGTTGGTGAACTTAGAAGCTATCTCTGGGAGCTTTTCCGTAAGCCACTTGCCAGCGGCTGTGTCTGTAAACTTTTTATCTGCCATCGTAAATCTCTTGAAGCATGTCGAAGAGAAGGATCGTGTGCCGCCTGTATCCGTTAGGCCCGTACTCCTTCGAGCTGTTGTAGTTGTCTGCGACTTCGTTCAGCATCTCAATCCTGTCCTGGTCGTTAGCGTCCTGATACTTCTTGGTTTGAATCAGTTCCATTGCCTCTTTGTATCTGGCCTGACCGCTAACCTTCATGAGCTTGTTGATTTGCTCTGTAGTCAAGTACACCTTCTCGGCCATGAACTCCTCGTCGTTAACCCATGTATACCCCCTGCCAAGGTCCTTCACCATCTTGATGTCCTTCTTAGAGGTGATGTTCGGTACGCTGAGCTTCCTGCTACTTGCGTAGGTCGGAGTGCCGCACACACCAGTGAATTCCTCAGTCTGTTCGTACAACCTCCAGATCTCATTGGAGAGCGGGTCAGCACTGCCTTGCCTTGACTTCGTGATGTCGAACAGCTGATATGCAATCTGGTTTGCACCCCTCGGAGTCTGAGTGATATCCTCGCCCTTCCAGTTCACCCTAACTGGGAAGTCAGAGAGACCGAACGTCCTGTCCCTAATCGTATACTCGAACTTCTTGATGAGACGCTCTGCGAGGCCTGAGATTCCACCCTGTTCGCCAACGCCTCTGCTCAGCCTGCTGTCAGGGAGATAACCTCTTTCAGCCCTGTAGAATGCGTTAAGCTGGTTCGGGAGAACTGCTGCGCTGCCCGCCTTGAACATCGTGGTCAGGAAGTTCTCCAGGTCCCGCTCGACGTTGTCTCCGATCAGGACTTTGATGAACCCGTTCAATCCCTGCACAAAGCTCTGCTCCATCATCGCGGAGATAGCAGAGAACGAACCCGCACCGAAGAAGTCGGACACTGTGTTCGAAGCAAACTGAATCGGAGAGCTGTAGTCTCTCTGCTTGAGCTTCTCAGGGTCAGTACTCTGGACTGCGGTGGACATGATCGCCCCGAACATTCCAAGCTTATCGTACTTGAAGAAGTAGTCGTCAGCCTGATGAGCTGGGTCCTCTCCGTTGACCAACCTGCGAAGCGCAGAGATGTTGATGCTGCTCGGAGGGAACACGTCATACGCCATGTTCTTCTCCTCATCTTCATCCCACATGACAGGGCCAGAGATGACGCCTTCAGAGATAAGCATGAGGGCCGCCTCCATGGTGACCGCACCAAGCATCATCTTAGCGAGAGTCTTGGAGCTCTCCTCAACGTCGCCATTCCTGAGCTGGGTAGCCATCCTGATCGTACCCACGTAAGGGTTAACCCACGTGAACGTCTCGTACAGAATGTTTGCAGGGGTGGAGCGGTACGGGAGCATGGTCTTGAACAGGGCCTTAGCGAACTCCTGTCCGTTAATGCCGATTGAATCAAGACCTCTTGCCACGATACCCTCAAGGGATGAGAGAACGTTGTTTACGTTCTTACTAGCCGCCGTCTCTTCCTGGAACGTCAGCTTCCTGCCCTCTCTTTGCGCCCTCTGCAAGTCTCTCTTGCTTGGGTACTTGAGGTAGCGTTGCAACGCCTCGCCCTCCAGACCCATGGACTTGGCCGACTGGTACAAATCAACACCCTCAGCGAACCTCCTGAACGGAACGTCACCAAGAGACAAGAGCCTGAACATCACCTCTGCGGGGATACCGAACGTACCCTGCACAAACAGCTTAGACCTCTGAGACAGACTACCTTTTCCGTCAGGACCAAGGGGCAGATCCTTTTCGAATGCCGCCTTCAACGACCTGAACGGTGCCAGTCCTCTCGCCATTCTCCACTCAGAAAGCTCCCTGTCTTGACCAGTAATCACTTGGTCCGCCGCCTCAATAAATCCTCTTCCGAACTTTCTGAACCCGTACATATAAGCCATGAGGCTGGCCTTGCGGCGATCCTCAATGTTCTTACCCATGGCCTTTCCGATCTTCATCATAGCGGCCTCGAACGGGAGGGACACGAGGTCAACGGCCACATAGCCGACAGCGTTCACCATGTTAGCCCCGATGTTGAACATCTGAGAAATGGTGGTGAGGAGGTTACCCTGAACCAACTGACCGAACAACGTACCCCATCCTTTCTCAACGTACTTGGTGGTGAACGTATCCAGCTTTCTTTCAGTGTCCTTCATGGCGTCTATGGCCGCCTCAAGCTCTGCATCCACCTTCTCTCCTGCCACAGCCCTTCTCGTGAGGTCTTCAACCTTTGACTGCTCCACGAAGAGTTGCTCTGTAATCTGCTTGAGCTCAGCCTTTTGAGCGTCAGAAAGTTGGTTTCCGTTATTGGTTACAGCAGACTCGATGATCGATGCCAGACCCTTTGGGGTGCTGGCCTTGAGCTCCCTGAAGTGACGAAGGATTCTACCTGCCGTGGTTCCGATTGCAGCCAGTTCCGCAACAATGGCGGGGATTCTGTCTACTTCGCCTCTAGCAATGGCGCGCCTGATCATCTCGGCACCAGCGAGAACTCCGATGTCGTCGTTTCTCTCAGACAACCTACCAACAGATTCGTCGGTAAGGTGTTGAACCAGTTCTTGGTCCGTCATGTCCTCAAGCTCAGACTTGATCTTCTTGATGCTCTGAGGCGCGATGTAGTTCTCAGGGTTCGCGATGATGGCCTCCCTCGTGGTGCTCAAGAAGGACCCAGCCTGCTTACGTGCCGTCTGCCTCATCTTGCCTTGCTTGATGAATCCACCGATACTGGCCCGCTCTCTGGCGACTTCCATGTTTTCAGCCACATCAGACTCAGACAATGCAACCTTAGAACCAACCTGCATGCTGTCATACGCGGCTTCGAGCTCAGCCCTGTTATTGAACGTCATGCCCAGAGCGCCCTCTGCGTAAGCCTGGAACCTCTTGAGTTGCTTCTCGTACTTATCTCCGCGAAGGATACGCCTAGCCTTACCCTTGTCGCTTTCAACCTTACCCCTCTGAAGGATCGGGTCATCCATCTTAAAGTATTCGATCTTACCACGAAGGACAACAGTGTTACCAATCACGGTCGCTTCTTCAGCAGACTTAATGGCCCTGCCCGAAGCGTCAACGAACAGGTGCTCCCTGAACGGATTGAACACAGCCTTCACTCCGTCAAGCTGACTTGACTCCACTCCTTCAGAAACGTATTCACCCTGCACTGCGGCCATAGGGAACTTGTTCTCTTGGAAGGTGACAATCTTCTCTCTAGCGTCTTGATTTACAGCAAGTTCGACATTCCTCAAGGTGACTGCGCCAGAGTACCTGAGAGCCTTTCCAGTGGCAGTCTTGTCGTGAACCGTTTGAACAGGAACGCCAGTATTCTTCTTTACGTTCAGGTTCAGCCTAATCGCAACCTTCTGTCCCTTCTCGACAGGGTTGTTTTCATCCATGATCTGCATGGACCTCTTGTCAGACTGGAGGGCCTCGCTAACCAGTGCGTCAGACATAACAACGAAGCTGTCTCCTTGCTTGACCATTCCGACATCCTTCATCTCCCTGTTTCTGTACAGAGGATGGTCGTGGGCAAGAACCTCATTGTCAACCCTTCCAGTTGACGGGAAGTCAAAGGACATCTGAGCACGCTCTCTGGTGATATTCCCCATGTTGTCTAGAGCGGTCACCATCTCACTTGCCCCCATATCAGCATCAAGCCCTTCATTGCCGTCCCTCATGCTTTGGATAGCCTCGTCCAGTACAGCCGCGTATGAGTAGTCTTTCAGTTCACCCTCTTTATATGCGGCCATCTCAGCCGTCATGGTTTCGAACATCAGCTGCTGGACATGGTATGCAGTAAACTCCGCATCGACACCGTCATTATGGAATCTTTTGTTCAGCTCATTGGCGGCCTTTTCTTGCACTAGCCTAGTTTTGGTTTCATCCACATCAAGCCGTGAGCTACCTCCGTCATAAGCACTGGACCTCTTGAGAAGGGTGTGCAACATAGAAGATGCATCCCTATAAATCTTTGTCCCTGGCTTGCGATTCCTTATGGCATACATTGCGGCAATAGCACGAACAGCTGGATCATTCCATCCGTGATCCGACTCGGTAAGGGGGCCACCTTCTGCTTTGTTGAATTTTTTAAGCTGTGCGTTTATCTCTGCATCGGTCACTTCATGAAGCTCCGCAAGAGACTCGGCTGCCTTTATCGCATCTTGTGATATCACCAGGTCTTCAACAGGGAGGGCCAGTTTCCCTTGGAGTGCATGGTGAACCCTCCTGTTGTGTTTTTCATTTGCGAGGTGTGCGTGCTTACCATACCCCATCATACCTGCAGCGTGCTCCCCAGTCTTCTCTGCGTCGATTCCAAGTATGCTTCTACCTCCTGGCCCAGGCTTTCCACGTCTCTTTGTTCCGTAGCGCTTAGCCATTTTCTCGGAGTCAAACCTTCCAGTCTTAGGGTCGTAGTAATCGTCTGCGTCTGCCAGTATCCCTTGAAGCGCGTTGGCTATGCTTCCAGCCCTCTGCTTATTTATGTCATCCTTGTCGACCAGAACATCTGGGTTTGCCTCTCTAATCTTCTTTATGTACTCACCGTCGAGAGCCTTAGAAGGAAGCCTTCCCCCTGCAATTCCAGAGAGGTACTTGTCGTAAATCAGAATCGCTACACGAACGTTGTTGGGTGAGTACACCCCGTTAGACGTAGCGGCCAAGATTGCGACGAACACGCCAAAGTGATCCCTGTGATTAGCAGGAAGCATGGACGGCGGGTGAATCTCCTCAACAAAGTCCGAGACCTGATCGAAGACAGACTTGATTTCCTCGTCGATAGTTCTGATGTCTCTTCCAGTTCTTTCCAGTCGCTTCAAGTGAGACCATTCAGCAAGAGTAGCGAGTCCCTGAGCCATGTTTTCTGGCGTCGGATCCTTGCCATACAATGACTCAGACACAATCCTCATCATGTCCAGCCTTGCCAACGCTTCATTACCAATGGGACAGTTAAAGGCTACTCCTCCACACACAATTCTCTTGGCCGCCTCTTCCATCTCATCCAACCTTTCTTGATTGGTTTGATTCTGGCGCCTCCTCATATCGTTCACGTAAAAGCTTCCGCTCGCACGCTCAACCATCACATCGTCTCCATCTTCAGGCTTTCTCAACCCGTAGTTCTCCTCCAGCTTCAATCGGATCTGAGTCAGCTCTTCAGAGGTGTACTTGGTAGTAGAGAAATACTTGCCACCCCTGTTGCTCTCTTCCATTCTGTTCTGGACTTCTTCTTCGCCAAACACCTCCTCGGCGGCCTTCAGAATGGCCCTGTCTCTATGCTTTTGCTTTTCGTAGGTGTCCTTTCCTTCCGCAAACTCATCCTGGAGCTCCCTGATGGAAGAGGCTTCTTCTTGCTTTCTTCGAGACTCTTGTGCTACTTGCTCGGTGTAAGTCATTTTGCGCCTCGGAGGGCTCATCTTCCACCGCTTCATTGCATCTGCATCAAGCGGCTTGAACTCCGTTTCACCCTCCATTTTTATCTCCCATCCTCCGTGGCGGTCTTGGCCCATCCTAGTAGCCGTCTTCCACCAGTTTACGAAGTGCCACTTCCCGTTGAAATCCATAGAAGCAAGAACAGATTCTGTGTACACTCCAGACATCTCGGTTGAGCCCCTGCCGTATCTCGGCATCATAAACCTTACCGTAAATGAACCTTCGTCTGGAAGAGACTGAACCCTCACGGGTCTGGCCTTTGAGTACGCACCGCGCTCGTTGTTGTTGAGTCTGTTCTTTACTCTCGCGTCAAGTGATACCCCTGCACCTCTGCTATGAATAGCAGCCATGGCTTCAACGAGCTGCTCTACGCTGGTTACATCCTTGATTACAAACTCGTTAGCTCCAGCCGCCTGGAACACTTTGTTGAACCAGACCCTGAGCTTGTCGAAGAAAGACTTCTTCTGCTCTGGGTTGACTCCATCCCAAACCAAACCAAGCTCAGAAGTGAGTTCAAGGACCATTTCTTCAAAAACAATAGCCCTTTGCTCATCCGTCAAGTCCTTATCGAGCGGCTTCCCGTCTTTATCAAAACCCTTGTAGTATGCCTTGTAATCCTTTTCCTTCTGCTTGATCTGCTCCACAAGCTTTCCGTCAGGATGGAGCTTAGCAAGCTCGAACATCTCGGCCAGCATTTTTTGAGCCAAGGCTGGGTTCTCCAAGTATATCTTATTGAGGACAGGCCCGATCATCACGTGCTGCAACTCCTCAAGCATAACCGCCTCCAGAGTCTTGCCAGTCTTGTCCATCTTCTTTGATATGTACTCAGGGTTGACGTGAATCGTGATGTCCTTTCCGTTTACTTCAACGTAGTATCCGTTGATCTCGCCATCTCCCTTACCATTCGAGAAGTGTCCAGACTCAGCCGTATTGTGAACCCTAATGGTCAGTTTCTTGCCCTCCCCAAGGATATTCTTAATGGTTCTAGGCAGCCTGGAGTTAATCCATTTTGCCATCTGCCTGGTCAACGGGCCTTCTGCCACGACCCCAACACTTCCATCTTTATTGGCGCCGTAGTCCTTGTACTGACCCCTGATTCCACGATCAGCGCGAGCAGACTCCGTGTCGACGGCCTGGTTCGTAGCTTCAGCGCCTTCGGCCTCGACTTGAGATTCTTTTTGACGCTGGGTCTCTTCCTCCAAGATATTCCTGATGTCAGCAATCCTGTCGGCTTCAGGCTTCATCTTGCCTTTAACCGTCCCGTCACCGCCAGTCTTGATCTCTTTCATCAGCTCCAAATCCCACACTGAGATCTGATTGTACTCTTTTCCGAGTCTAGCTGCAATGTCCTTATCCAGAACAGAAGAGATGTCGATATAGGTCTTTCCGCTTTCAGCGTCGTAGAAGGTGCCGATCGCCAAGATGTCTTCGTTGCCCTCCAGAATATCCTTGTTATTCTCGTAGAACTCTTGGAGCTTCTGAGTCATCTCCTCTTGGGTCATCTCACCATCGACAACCTCGCTCCTCTCATTAAATATGCTGACGCTTGCCTTGGGCTTTCCAGCTTGGTTGACCCCGTCCAAAGTGTAAGTACTACCCTTGCTCGCTTCGTCTTCGTAGTGATTTTTAGATTGGGTTTCAGCCGACCACGTAGAAGAGGTTTGAGCAGGAGCTTCAGGGTCGAACTCTTGATTCTTGATCCCCATGAAATCAAGAAGGGAGTTCTGAGCAGAAAGAACAGCGTCAGAAGTCCTCTCAGCTATAGGGTCCCTACCATCTTTTGTCTTGATGTTGCTTTGGGCTCTGGCCTCAGCGTCCGCTTTGTGGGCGACCTCCAGTTCCCCGATGAGTTTCCTTGCAGTGGCCTGACGTCTCTTCAGACTTTCGAGTCTGTTTTCTGCTTCTGCGTATGCATCGGCATCATAGAAGAGGGTTCCTTCCTCTTCCTTCATCTTCTGCATCTCCTCCCTTGTCTGCCTGATGTCGAGGTCCATCTCATTCATCGCTTTTGCGACATGAGCCCTCTCAACGGCAATGGCTTCAGCTTCAGTAAGGGCAGTAGGCTCATTATCAAATGAAGTAAACAGCCTGTGGCGTGCCTCAATGAGAGACTTGAACTCCCTTTGAGCAGCCTCCAGTCTCTCCACTTCTTTCGGGTCGAGTACATTTCTGTCTTCTGCCTTTGCGTATATCGCTTCTGCTGTATGGGCAAGAACCATCAGCCTTTCGTCCATCTTCTGAATACTCTCAAAAGACTGCGGGTGACGAAGCTTGATGACTCTGTATCTCTCCTCGTTTTTCAGCTTGTGTTTCCTAATCTCCTCAGGGGTCTTCCCGTAAGTTTCTCTGTCAATGTTCGACAGGACTGGAGCGTCAGATCCTTCCTCAGCGTCTACTGAACTAGGGTCTGCGATGGAATTTGTAGCTGCCGCAGGTCCAGTCAGAATGCTTGAGTCAATACCGAGAATCCTCTCACCAGACTGAAGGGCACCTTTTCTATTCAGTACAGCACCGCCACCAGCAATACCTACGGTTCCTTTAACACCCTCAACAAAGGACATCTGTGATTCAGCCAAGAACTCAGACATGGTGAGATCGCTGTTTCCAAGCCCCACCTCAGCCGCTCTCTGTATCGCGTTCTCAATGACTTCCTGTCCACCTTCTTTGAGAGCGTCAACTCCTTGACCAAGAAGGTACGCCGAGAAAGCACGTCCCTTGGTCACTTCCCCAGCAGTTCCGCCGAGAAGTTTAGAGATGTACCTATCAGATGCAGCGGCAGTTCCTTTGCCTAAAAATCTACCGCCAACCCTTTGCAATATGCCTTTAGAGTACTCTTGTACAGCACCAACAGAAAGAGACATTATTAGCCTTGCAGCCTCTCCGCCTACTTCATTGTATCCAAAAACAGGGGCAAATCCCCTCTCTATTTTGTCTCTGTCTTGGTACTTGCTGTCAATGTACGTGTTCATTGTTCCCGTCAAGAACAATGCGCCAGGAAGGCTACCTGCAAAAAGGTACGGGACCATCTCTCCGCCAGAATCAACAAGTTCCAATCCAAGATGTCCCAGCTTGTTGAACACATTCCACCCCCTCCAATCATCTTCGAACAGGTCAGAGTATTCTCTCTGCTCTCCTCTGAGCTTGTTGCTCGCTTCTTTAAATGTTCCGTAGATATCAAGGCCCATGTCCTCCATACTATCGTACCCAAAGAACGGAGCGTTTGAACTACCCACGTATGACAAAGGTCCAGCCAACAGATCCATCGTATTTGCGGCCATGCCGTAGAACATGGACGTGATACCCCAAGTATCTTCGTTGTATACCCCATCCCTGTCCAGGTTCAGCTTCATCTGACCGTTGGTCCTGTCGTAAATGTCCTCAGACAGATCCTCAAGGAAGTCATTGTCGTTGGCCATCTCCTCAGGTAGAGAGCTTATGATCTCGTCTCTATATGCATCGAGCCTGTCCTTGAAGAAATCCGAGGAGTATATGTTGAAGTACCTGTTTATCTCCTTGGTAGCGTCTATCTCAGAGATCTCTCCTTTCGCTGCCCTTTTCTGAAAGTGCTCTACCTTATCCTTGTACTCCTTGTTAGAGGCCATAAGCTCGTTGTGAGCAGACTTAAAGTCTTGCTCCATCCTCTTTGAGTACTCCTTGATAATAGAGAGGGATCTAGACGCCGCAACTCTCTGCTTAATCTGTTCTTCGTCTGCCTGATATTCTTTTACCTCATCAGGAACGTTAGACCAGAAATCGTCAAACGCCTCCTTAGCAATAGTGGCTTTCTCAGGGTCGAACTTCTTGTCCTTGTTGTTTCCAAGGATATCTTCTCTGGTAATCCCTTCTTCAAACTTACCGTTACTTATCGACCAGTCTACAGCGTCAGTAACGTATGACATCCTCATGTCTTCCTCGTCGTACATGTTGACATCCCTGTCTCCAGGAGTCATGCCCGTCGCGAGGTGGTAGCTACGCCACTGGCTGAGCGCAGGGTCGAGCTTGGTTTCGTCTATGCTAGGATTGGCATATGCAGCCTCAACTTTCTGGCCCTCTTCCAAAGAAGAGTCCAAAGCGATACCCGAAGGCTGTGAAGCCGAAATGCCAGTGATTTCTTGCGAGTCTTTTTTTTTATCGAAAACTCCAACCAAAACTTTCGCTCTGGCTCGATCAACCCCATACCTAGGGTCATAAACCAGGGTATTTACAATGAAGTCGTCAGTCTTTCCGCGAGACCTAAGTCTTTCTATTACCTGATTGTAATCTTCTTCCATTACCTCTGCTTAATCAAACAAAGATAATGAAATAGGGCGTTAGTCACTGTAAGCCTGATCTGTCAGCTTAGTGATTATTTTTTCGTAGCTACCGTCTCCGTATATCCTGTCTATCTGTCTTTTAACACTAGTCTCTACAGGTCCGACAAGCTCAACAGGCTCAGTAATATTCGACCCCACCAAAACAGGAATTTGCCCACGGGTCATTATTATATTGGTCCCCTGGATTTGGACTGGAAGGCCGTCTTCGTCTTCTATCCTAGATTCTTCTGGAAAAGAGGACGTGTCAATAGTTGGATTGTATTCACCTGGGAAGCTGTAATCGGCAACATTGATAGCATCGTATGCTTGATCTCCAGTCTCTGGATCAACAAAAATATCGTCTTTTTGAGATAAGCCTATATCGTCAAGACTGTCGTTAAATGCAGTATTCCTGAGGCTTTCTGCAGTGGGCTTCTTGCTTTTACTTGATATGTCTGTCTTGGCCCAATTCTCTACAGATGCGTTGACATAAGCATCCAATGCGTCCGAAAGCAGTCCTTGGTTATCGCTGATGACTTCTTTCGCAGACATACCAGAATTCTTGCCTTCGTCGGTGTTTCTAACCCACCATTCAACAGCATCCTCAAGATTCCTGTTGTTCATGCTGATCTGATCTCTTACAGCCTGTTTTGCCTGTTCAGAGGTTTGAATGCTCTGCCTATTAGGAACCTTATTTCTGTAGAAGACATCTGGATCGAGAGGGGGGAGCCTTTCCAACTTCGCGTCATAACGGTTAAGCTGGAAGAGCCTAGGGTCGTTCACGCGCATGGCTTCAGTTCCATCATCGACAACCATATGGCCGCCTTCAAAGCGAACAGTATACCGATTCCGATTGTCATCATCATCCATCATACTCTCGTACTCACCAATACCACGAGTGTCGTGCATGCGACCTTCGTATTCAAGGCCGCTCATGATATTGTTCATGTTATTCTGAGCAATAGGGCTTGTGACCTTGTAGTCTTGTTCTGCGTATTTTATGAATTGATCAAGCTCATTGAGGTAGGTCTGCCATTGAGCCCTTCCCTCCTCAGTCTTCATCAAGTCGTCTTTCATGCCCATGAGCTGCTCTGCAGCTTGCTGAGCGGCACCACCGTGAGCATCCCACGTGGTCAGGAGGCTGGCCTCCGTTGGGTCACCCATGGCCGCCTTAGATGCTTTTTCAGTAGCCTCTTTGACTTTCTTCTCGGCCTCCTGGGCAAACTGCATTGCCTTCAGGTCCTCCGTGACTTTACCGAAGTAGTCTGGGGCCTTCCTTGTTGGCGTTACGTCTATGGCTCCGTATAGCATCAGGCTTCTCTATCAAACTTCTTAAACAACCTGCGGGCGATGTCGCTTTGCTTGGCAATCGCCTTGGCCTGCTCAGGATTCAGGACGTATTCACCTCCAGTCAGCTCCCCGATCTTAGCTCCGTCCTTCATGACGCTGATTGGATTGGTAGCGTGAGAGAACTCACCAGGGGTCTTCTTCACTTTACCTCCTCTTTCAAACGCGAACCTAGCCGCATTAAGCATAGCCTGATTTTCAGGGTCCATAAACCAAGCCTGAGTTGCGGGGTCAGCGTTATTGAAGTTTTCTGCGGCAGATCCGCCTCCAGTTCCGTCTCCAAACGCACCCATTCCAGCAGCCTGCCCTGCAAGACCAGCCAGTCCAGCGAGAGCCTCAGTACCCATGCTTCTTCTGTATTGGTCCGCCATGAATGCCCCCCTCAAGCCAGAAGCGGCTTGCTCTCTTGCCGTATCAAGGTCAGCCCCGACGTCAGACAACTGCCTACCCCTAAGATTCTCCTCAACCCGTCCATAAGTAGACAGAGCCCCAGTTTTTCTTGCCTGCTCGTCAGCAGCGATTCGAGCCATGTTCGTTGCTGCTTGCTGCTGCTGCGCTCCGAGACCGCCAAGGATCGCCCTAGCACCACCTGCCTTCAGAGCTCCAACGGCCATTCCAGACTGACGCTGGGCTTCTTGTCGCTCTAGATCTGCAGCTGGGTCCTGCATAGCGTACTGCAGATACTTACGCATCGTAGGGCCCACCTCGTAGAGCCCTTCTCTTTTTTGAGTCAGTTCTTTTGCTTGCTGCTCACCAGAAGTTTGAAGGTCTTTGTAAAACCCTTCTTCAGCCTTGGCCCTTCTGGCACCACCAATAGCCCTTATGCCCTGCCCAACGGCCTGACCAATAAGGGGAAGAAAAGGAAGTATAGCTGGTGCTGGCATGATACAAATATAGTTATTGCTGTCCTAATGCGTGGTTTTGCTTGGAATCCACAAAGTGAGTGTTTACGCAGAACAACTCGAACTGAGTAGTCTGAGCATTTGTTAGTGTTATTTCGGCCCAATGGCCACGTATTGGGTCTCCGTTTTGAGACTGGTCTGTAACAAGAACCAGGTTCTTTCCATCAAGGTCGACAGAAGTAGCGGCATTGAGCGTGATCTCCCTGATCCCACTTACGCTGCCAAGAGTCCTTACGGTTGGGTTGCCACCGATGGGAGTCCCGATATTGACCAGCGTTCCGTCAAGCTCGACCTCCATAACAGTAGCCCCCACAGGAAGAGAAAGTACATTGACCCTATTGTCAAACGGAACGGTTGCAATATTCGGGGTATACCCAGTAGCTACTGCACCAATCGGTATGATGTGTCTCGTAGAATCACCCGACTCGTCCATCGCGATATTCCCATACAAAGACCCCTCGATCTCAGTGAGGTTCGTGCTCGCAGAGTATGCCCCTTCGCTGGACTCAATCCTCGTAACGCCCCACGTATCGCTGTCTGTTTCAAGAGATACTGCATTGAACACCTTGACCATACTAGGATTGTAATTGCTTACGACCTTGACGATAGACGTCGCTGCAGTCCCATAGAACGTGTTGTAGTCTGTTTCGTTGTCGTGGGAGTGGAAGATGATGGCGTTGTCGTCTCCAACTGGATCCACGTAGAAAGCGCTGTACATCGTGCTATTCTGGTCGGCATACATGTCTGGATAGAACGTATACCTGCTCTGCCAAGTGTTGTTTCCAACGCTGTATCCGAGAGTAATACCGCCATACGTGCCTACTGCCCGAAGGGTCACATAGTACTGATTATCCTCTGGGTCATACCCGCTAACGATCCTAGTTCCGCCCTGAGCGTTAAACAGATCGTACTGGTCTTTGAAGAGCGAGTCTATACCGTTCTCAGAAATCGGAGACAACCCCTCACCTGTAAGCCTAACGACCTTTTTTCTAGACGTATCGACAAAGAACAACCCTCCATCGCGGATAAGAACAGACTCAGGATTGTCGCCACATCCGAAGTCACCAATATAGTAGAATGGCTCACCAAGTACTCTTGTGCTCAATGACACAATCCCGCTCTGGTTTGGAGATGTGATAATGTCCTTTCCGAGAGGGACCCTGGCCACACTGTTCTCTTGCAGGGCCGCCAGATATCCGTCTCTCATGCCGCCGATGTAGTTGCATGCTCCATTGGCAGCATCAAGGCTAAAGAAGTTTCCGAGACTAGCGTTGAATGATGATAGTGAAAATACCTCGACGTCCTCAGCGTATGCGTCGCTGTATGTGATTCCGTTGCGTCTCCTCACTTCTGCGGCCTCCTCAAAGATGACGTGAGCCCTGCCTCTGTGCCAGTCGGTTACAGACTTTGCATCAGTCCAAGAAGAGCTCTCAAGAGGTAGCGTTTCGTAAGGCCAGTCTTCAGGCACGTCAGATTTCCATCCAGCCGAGTAATGAACTGATTTACAAGATATTGGCCTGACAAAAATATCGCCGTTTGTAACGGTTATCTCGTCTCCAAGCTCGTTTACAAGAGGGTCTTTTCTGGCTCCAACTCTACCGCCATGACCAATCTCATAATAGACCTTATTCTCTTGTTCTGACTTCGGAGAGTAGATTTCAACAACTATGTTTCTATCCCAGTAGTTGTTGGTGGCCATATCGTCCCAATCGAAGCCAGTGTATGTCAGCGGATTCCCGTCCGTCCCGTTGGCCCCAGAATTGATTGCGGGGCACTCCAAGACAATAAAGGTTCCTTTGTGTTCAGACCCTATTGCTGTAGCTTCTATTGGGTTGTCGCCGATCGTACCACTCAGAATTTCTACGCCAACGACATCAAATTCAATGATTGTTGAATCGCTTGCAGTGTAGTACTCGTCTGCTGAGTCTGTTGCGTCTCTTCCCTTTATGACCCTGAGCTTATCGCCCTCAGTGAAAGAGTATTCCCTGGTCGCGCCTTTCTCCTCTTGGTAGAGGTCAAGATTCTTTAAGGATACGTATATCCTTTTCGAATTGCTATCTGCAGCCGTTCCAGTGTAGTCTCCGTCAGTGTCTTTTTTGAGGGCCCTGTATCCACCCCCCACTGTGTACTGTGTGAAATCCCCGATAGAAGACCTTCCAGGGTACACGATCTGGTACCTAACAGCCCAGTCTGGTACAGCACTGGCAAAGGCGTTAGCAAAGTCAATGGTTATAGACGCTGGTCCATATCCACTCGACCTCTCTGGGAGCGCGTCTACATATACGCTACCAAGCTCCTGGACGTTACCAGACCTATTGAATCTGTCGTAGAATACAATCCCGAAGGAGTGAGAGCATCCAGCCTTGAACGATCCATTGACGTTCACTATGGACATCTCTGTCCTCTTTTCAGTCAGGTAGGTGGCACCCACGCTGGTGAACGAAAACTGAGCCTGAGTGGGGGTCCCAATAAGTACGTTGACTTCATCCTCGGTGCTACCAAACATCGTGGAGTCCCCTCCAGTATCATAGAAACACTCACTAAAGTCTATTCTACTAACAACTGGTTTTATAGACACCGTCGAGTTCCCCTCGGTCTGGTCGAACTCCTCGAAATTGTAGTATACAGTGACGTTTCCAGAAATGGTCGAAAGTGACGAAACACCCCCGACTACGCTACTTGCCTGAGTAGAAGAAAGGTCGTAAACAACGGGTACGTCCTGGATTTCTTCGAGCTCATCTATTATCAGCGAAGCCAAACCAGATACAGTAGTGGCGGTTCCAGTAGTAATGTTGATGAGAACCGAATGGCTAGTCGATTCAGCAGCAATTGTGTCAAGCACAAGCTCATCGAAGTTCAGGGTCCCATTGGTTTGAACTCCAGTAGAGTCGTCGATTTGAGTCACATCTACAGAGCACAGGTCGGTAGCCGTAGACCTAGACAAGGTCAGCGTAGGAGCGAAATCAAACCCGATGTTGAGTAGAGTGCCGATCGGGACTGGGGTCGTAGAAACTGCAGTCCCCGAAGTCAAGAGCCCGTCCATAGGACCGCTTGCAGCAAGAAGGTCTATGAGTACGTCTATATCTGTAAGTGCCTGCTGAGTCAGCGTGTCCGCAGAGTGATCAGCAGTATTCATCACTTCCCTTCCAGCTACAGACGCTTCAGAGTAGTTTACAGTAAACGTAGCTGGGTTTGAAATGTCTATGTTGGCTCTACCCTCCGTGTAGTTGGAGTACATAAGCCTGCTGCTTGCCACTGTTTGTCCAGCAGCAAGGAAAGGAACGTTATCGTACAGCTTGTTGACCTCAACCTGAGATATCAGGGCTCCGTTCCTGTCATTATAGAACCTATATATCTGCGTAGCGGCATTGAAGACGTCTTTGTTCGTGCCGTAGACGTTTCTTGAAATGTCCTGAGACGGATCAAACTGATCAACGATAAAGAAAGCCCCATTATTCCCCTCTCTAGCCAAAAGCCTAACCTCAGCCATATCTGGCAAAACAGGGTTTACATTCAGGGTTACCTCACATACATTTTGAGTGTACGGGGCGAGAGACGCAGAGTCATCGCCCTCTTGATTCCTTAGTGCCGCTGCAGCGGAGACGGCCAATGGGGAGTATGGAGAGATAGCAGAAACCTCGCCATCCCGATACACATATTGCGTAGCAAACTGATATGCAGCATTGACGAACTTATTCCCCTGGATGTCTTCGTCTGTAGAGAAGTAGAAGGTCGGGTTCCTGGTTTCAGCCGCTTTGACCGTGGAGATGGCGTCACCAAGGTTGTGAACCTGACTGTTCAGTGTAATGCCGTCGTAGTCACCATTGATGGCTCTATCGACGTTGATTTTTCTAGGTGGGTTGTAGTTGTCCGTAAAGAACAGTGCTGTTTGCACAACATCGTCCTGCTGGAACGCTGCATTTACAACGTCAGCCTTGACGAAATCAGTAGACCTGAAGTTCAGAGCAGTGCTCTTAATGACAATCTCGTAAGTGTTGTCGCTTACATCCTGCCTGTAAATGGCGTCCTCTGTGTTCCCGCTATCGTCGGAAACAAACCAGTATATGTATCCACGCTGAGGATCTGAGACGCTACCGATAACTGTAAAGGCGTCTCCGTCTACAATCCTATTCTCTGCCGTTGCAGTGGCTGCTGTCGTACCCCTAACGTTCTTAATGACTCCACCAGAGTTCGTACCCCCTTCAGAGATAGTGACGTTTTGAGCGTCCACCATCTCCCCCACCTCTGGGCGCACATACTTCTGATCGGTATCAGTCTGTAGTCTGTTCGGGAAAGTCTTATCGATCATTAGCCCTTAGGTGCTTGCTTGTAGTTCTTACGAATCGTCTTGAGGGCCTCCTCCTTCGTAAAGGACTTCATGCGAGCATTGGCTTTCCTGCGCTCGTTGTAGTACTCCTGTCTGGCCCTGGCCTTCTCGCTTGCGGGAACAGAAGACTTCCGCTCAATGATCTTGTAGTAGATATAAGCCCTCAAGGCTTCCTCTGCATAAACGTGAACCTGAGGGTTGGTTGCCCTTCCTTCGTCTGCCACGTATTCAATAACGATCTCAGACACGTTTGTATTGGTCTTGAGTTCGATTCTGTTCTGATCCAGGTTTACCCTGAACTCGCCGTGATATTGACCCCCACCAATTCCGTAGAGACGACCGTGATCGTTTTCGTAGATGTAGTTCCTGAAGATATAGGACTCCATGCCGTCTCCGAGATCGTTGACATTGCCAGCACCAGAAGTAGCCGTCTTGTCGTCCTCCCTATCCAGAAGTCCATCACCGTCCGTATCGTAAGTATTCCCATTGGAAGTAGAGTACTTCTGAGAATAATTGATGTTCTTGTTCTCGCCAAGTACGTAGACCAACCCATCACTACCCACAAGACCGATCTTAGACCAATCCACATAATCGTCAGGGAGAGTGGAAGTATTGTTAGCGTCAACGGACAGCTTCAAAGACCTGATGACCTTGAGAAGATCAAACCCCATCTCACGAACCCCCCTAAGAGCAAAACTTCTGATCGCGAAATCAGAAGCGCTGCTTGCATAGTCATCCGTGTCTAGGGTGAGTATGAAGTCATTTACGACCTGTTCGAGTGTTACGTAGTTCCTAGCCATCAGAATGTACTTTCTTGTTTGCGCTCAGTCTGTTCTCCTTGAGCAGCTGCGGCAGCGAACTGGTCCCTGAGGTTGATTCCGATGAGCTGAGCCATCTCCATCACGATATCATTGAGGTAGTGGTCGGGAAGCTCAAAGTCCGTAGAAGTAGCCAGCGGCGTATCGTTAGCATCCACCACCACGGTAGGGGGAGTTGCAGTCCTGGCTCCAGCGCTGGTCACACCCTGAGGATACTTGTAGTACCTCATTCGGATGGAGTTTATGCTGTCAGGAAAGACCTCAATATTCTCGCTGACCAGAGCTACAGGAGCATTCTCCGTAGGCTTGCTCAGGTCGCTGATCAAGATTCTTTCGATCTTATCCTCGTCGTAGCACATGTCAATGGCCGTCCTAGTAGACTGACCGAGAATGACGCTTCCGTTCGTTGTAAGGCTTATGATACGTGCGACATCGTCAGCCGCAGTAGTCTTGTCAAAGACGCCATTCGCCTTGTTGATTATTGCCGTCTTAGCAAAGTAACTCAAGTCTTCTTCGATTCTCTTGAACCTAGATTTGTCTCTGCCAGGGTTGAACTGAGCGCGAGACAGCCTCTTGGCATCCTTGAGTTCATCGAACAGACGATTGAAAATTCTGAGCTGAGCGATCTGAGCGAAGTTGTTGAACACTGTGGGTGTAACAAATCCGTTTTGATCCTTATTGGCCAGATCCTTCAGGGTCCTGTATGCTGCGGCTACACTTGCTGCCATGAGACAAATATACGAAAAGAAAAAGCCGCCCGAAGGCGGCCTTTCCGTAAGGTTCTAGTCGTTCTTACTGAATCTGTTTCTCCATCTCCTCAACGATGGGGACAGCGGCTTCAGTCATACAATACCTAACAAAAACATCCAGCGGATCCTTTCCAGCTGGGACAGAGACGATGAGCTTGTTCGTGTCAAACCACTTCACACCGTCAGCAGCAAGCTTAATGACTTGATACTTCTCTGCCATCTTGATCTTCGTCTTCATCTCAACGACAGGGTTGTCGAAGGACTCAATGAACCTCTGAGGACTCTTCTTAGCGAAAACCAAGAGGTCGTGCTTAATCTCGTTAACAGGCCTGTCTACGTCAATGGCCAAAGCCACGGCAACGCTGAGCAGATCATCAAGGTCCTTGTTGCGAATCAGCATGATTGCGTCAGCCACAAGGAACTCCTTCTCCACCTCAACCTCAGCCTTCTTCTCTTTGTTCACCACCTCAAACAGCTTACCTCCGTTAGCGGAGTTGCCTGGGTGAGCTTCCATGAAAGCAAGCAAATTTGGTTGATCGGGACGCACGAACTTCCTTCCGTCGATAAACACAATGCTTTCTCGCCTTGCGTTGTCGGACTGCTCGTCCCTCCAGATGCTAGGCTCATTAGGACAGTATCTAATCTCCCTGATCTGATTCAGTTCTTTGTCATATACGGTGATGCCCTTCTGTTGCATCATGAACGTGGCTCCACTGGGCTTCAAGGTCTTAAACTCCTTGATGGTGTCGGTAGCCACATCTCTTTTAACTGACACCTTTCTCGTAGGTGCTGCAGTCTTCGTTTCGGCCTTTTTAGTCGGGGGACGGCCTGGGCCCCGCTTAGTTGTAGTAGTCATTGAATTAAAATTTAAAAGTGAAAGTAAGAGAGTAGGGGCCGCAGCCCCCACTCAATTACCAGTGATTATCAAGCAACTATGGTTTCAGGTCCATAAACGCTTACAGCTCTCCATCCGCTTTCAGTCCACAAACAAGCTGCTGCAGTGGCATTAGTGAAAGTGATCTTGTCTCTGTCTGCACCACCAGCTGAGGTGGCAAAAGTAACCGTCGGAGCATTACCAGTCGTACACATGAAGTAGACCATGGTACCGACTTTTTCGGCGTCTTGAAGAGCGACGTCGAACGTACCCAACGACGCATCCAGCTCAACAGAGCTAGTGGTAGGGACATAAGAAGTCTGCGCCTCAGTAAGCACCACTGGATCCGCGTCGAAGTAAAGGGGGAAAATCATATCAGCCATATCTCTCTGTATTGAGAAGATTAGGGAGAGGGCCGAAACCCCCTCCCCTCACTTCAGATTTATCAGGTGAGCACCACGTGCTGGTTAGCAGCGCGGGTCACGAGGTTGGCCTCAGAACGGTAGTGGAACTTAGCCACGTCCTGGTCGTTGGTAGCGAATCCGAGGACGCCACCGCCTTCCACCCAGTGCTCAAGCTCACGACCGTAGCCGTTCACTTCCTTGTAGTTCATCTCCAGAGCAGGGGACTTAACACCAGTCTTGGCGTCAGCAACCTGCGTCATCGGAACCATAGCACCTTTGTACGGCTTGTTCGTGAACGCACCGAGGAGGGTCGGGTCGCTCAGGAGCTTCCAACCGTGCTTGTGGAAGGTGTAGCTACCTCTGGAGAAGCTCTTGAAGCCAAGCTGAACGGCCATGTCGGCACTGTTCTGGAAGGCTCCGAACTGACCAGGCAGACCAGCAGTGGTCTGGGTAGCGATACCAGCAGCAAGCATGTCGTCGATAGCGAGGGACGTAGCCGTGTCAACGTACATGGCGTACTCAGCAGGAGCGCCTTGCTTGTCGAGCTCGAAGATGATCTCGTCAATGTCAGCGAATCCAGCACCGTCACCAAACGTGCCCGTCGTCGTGATACCTCTGCGCTCAACAGCTTGGAAGTAGCCCTCAGAACCAGCAATGCTGCCGAGGTTCGTCGTGCCGTCCGTCAGGGTGAGGTCAGCAGTGGAGTCGAGAGTACCACCGATCGGGTTGACGGGGTTCTGACCCAACAGCATCATCATCTCACGCTGGTTCATGAAACGCTTACGAGTGTCCATCTCGCCCTTCACGTACCACCTGTAGTCACCGTTACCAACGTTGATCCAGCCAATGTTCGTGGCTTGGGAACCAGTCACGTGGTAGGTTTCCTTGGTGATGAAGTACGGGTTGATCATCTTGTTGACCTCCGTCTGGTAGAAGGAGCTCGGCTGAGACGTACCCTGAGCGTAGATGTTACCGATGATGGCAACGTCTTCAGCGACAGTGATGGCGTTCACAGCGGTTCCGTCCAGGGTCTTGACGTTGTCAGTGCTTGCGGACGTCGGGTCGATCACAACCAGGCGGTCGCCAGCTTGAGTCAGGAGGACGTCGTTAGCACGGAGCGTGTCAGAAGTGGTCAGTGTTCCTTGACCAGTAGCCGAACCAGCAGCGAGGGTGATGGAAGCCGTCTTGTGGAGACGACCTTCTTCCCACCACTGAACCTCATCGGCGGTACCACCGTTACGGACAGCGCCAGTCAGCTGGAGGAATCCAGTGATGCCCTGGTCACCGTAGGTGTTCACCAAAAGGTCCCTGTTGTCGGGCTTGGTCGGATCAAGGAGATCTCCCAACGAGATGTACTTGTCGGGAGCGGTTTTCAGAGAGGCAGCATGACCGCTCAGAGTCACACCACCTGCTTTACTTGCAGCAATTGCAGACATAATTTCTTAGTATAAAGAGTGTTGTTGTTGTTGTTTAAAAAGACCAGGTAGAGTCCCCTCCCAGCGCCTGCCGAAGCTGAGCTGCAAGGCTATCTTCCTGAGGTTGCCCACCTTGATTCGGGGTCTGGACGCTTACGTTAGCTGCCTGGTTCACAATGCCTTTCTGACCGTCTGCCATACCTTGGCGGTAGACAGATTGAACTATCTGTTCCATATTGTCGAGCACGGCTCTGTGAACATTCAGCTTGTCGTAGTCCCAGCTCCCATCCCGTTGGACGTAAGGATCAAAGAACTCGTCAAGGCGAGTGTTCTTCTCCATCAACTCATTGCGGTACTGGCTGTTCAATCCAAACGTGAAAGTATTCCCGTTCCCAAGGTCAAATTCGACCCCATCAAGGGCTTCCGTTTCAGTCCGCATTGAGCTGTACCAGCTTTCGTCGAAAGGAGAACTGTCGTCAACCCTCTCCTGCACCTCAGGCGCGGCATACTGATCTCTCAGTTTGTCGATGGCCTGACGCGCATTCTGAGCGTCGATTTTCAGTTGCAACTGCGAGAGTTTCACCTCATCCTCTGTGTGCAGATTAGGATCGAGCTTGTACTTACTGGACATCAGCGTGGCGACCTCTTCTTGTGACAGGTTCGGGTAGTCAGATGCCATTTGCACCTGGATAGCAGTCATGTCATCCATTTCGGAAGGGTTGAGCTGCTGGTAAATGAACCAATCTTGAGGAGCCCTGCCAGTGTCTTCTACGAATTGCGCTATAGCCGCAATGCGCTCGTCAAGCACGCTCTCTTGTTGCTGAACCCCCATGAAGTCGTCGAGAGATTGAATCTCAGTACCCAGCCTTTCGCTCAGGTATTCCAAGACCGCACCTTCTACGTCTTCTTGAGAGTATTGGCTTGTATATTCAGTCTGAGTATCTTCCGTTGAAGTCTCGATGTTTTGAGTCTGTTCTTCCTGCGGGGCAGGGGCAACAGGCTCTTGTACTTGTTCAACCTGCGGTTCCTCTTGCTGAGCTGCCATTGCAGCTGCAACCTCGGACTCGTCTACGAAGGTGAAGCCGCTAGACTCCTGACCCTCGGCAGGGTTAACTTGTTGATCTTCCATGAATTAAATTTTAGCAAATATAAGTGTGAATTACTTACGATATCTGGCCACCTTCTTAGCTATCTTCTTGGGTTGGCGGACGAACTGCTTCCCTTTCTTATCTCCTTCTGCCTTGGCTCTATTGGTGGCTGCTTTCTCGGCGGGTGAAAGAGCGTTCCATGCAGCATCAGGCAAATACCTGCGCTTACCTTCGGACTTCTTTCCGCTGGAGGTCCGCCACTTCTGAGCGGTCCACTTCTTCAAACTCCTTTGTGATTTAGCGAGCCCCATTAGTTCTTGTATCCACCTCCAGCGGCTTTGTATTCTCTAGCCAGCATCTGAGCTTTTCTGGCAGACCACTGACCAGCATCCCCTCCTTTATTTCCAGCCTTTATCCTGTTGAATATGCGCTTCCGAAGGCTAGGCTTTGTGTAGTTGCCCGCCTCATTCACTCTAGATTTTGATTTCTTCGCTCTCATGATTACGGAGTGTCAGGGTCAGGAAACCATCCAGCAGCGTCAGCTTCAGCCTCAGTGAGCTTAGTAGAGCTAGACGGGATGAGTGCGGCAAACGGAACAGTTCCGCCTTTGTTTGCCTCTATGTACGCTACAAGCTGATCCTTCTCGGCCTGCGGTACCTCAGGCATTAAATCAATAAGTTGAGTTAAGTCTACGGAAGGGTGAACCTTAATCTGTTCTTCATCATCACCGATGATAGCCATTTGACTTGTAGTCGGGTGTGTGACTGTACTGTAATAGTAGAGAGTCACGTCATTAGGAGACTTTACAGAGTCTGGTCGGCGTAAGCTCCATACTTCAGCGTTAATTGCCTTTGCGCGTTCAGCAGATGTCATTCCGAGCTGAGGCTCTACGGGGAGATATATAGTAGCCATTAGGTGTAGATGGAGAAGTAGTTGTTGAGGTCGGTTTCGATGGCGGTTCGGTTGCTTTGTTGGGTTGAGGTGTCCCACAAAACAAGCTCTTGAATTTTACCATCAAGTGCCAACTGATAGCTGCCGCGAGAGCCCAACCTTTGCACGCTCGGAGTATTCGATAAGCTACCAGTTGCGTAACTACTTCCGTCCTGAAATAAGGTGTCCGTAGCTCCATCGTGGTATGTCACCAAATGCTGGTCAAAGTCTTCTGTCGTGCCCTGAAAGCCTTCTATAGTTGGCGTTATAATTTGCACTCCGTAACCCGTACGCGAAGGTGACGCGCCACCACCGTGAAAACCACTGCCTGCGTTGTACGGTGTGTCACTCCACAAGTAGGAGTTGCTACTTGTTGTGTTCGCATCAACTTTTACTACAATGCTCATTGTGACAGCGGAAACAGCGGTGACCATCACTAGGTCATCATCATTAAACTTTACCGCAGGCTTCCCGTTCTCAGTAACCACCGCCGCACCGTTGTAGATTTGCGGTTGACTACCGAATCCAGCTTGTGCTGCGTCATTGCTGTTGCCGCTCTGATCATACCACTTGCTCACATACCCGTTGTTAACATCGCAGTGAGTAGCAATAGCAGCGGTATCAAGGTTGCCATCGCCGTCGAACCCGATGTCGAGCTCCGCGTCGTCGTTGTCCCTTCGAATCCTCATCGCGCTACCCGTGTAAGTGCCACTCAGCTTGCGAACAGAGTACGCAGCTGCAGCCCCACTGTAGTCGTCCAACAACAAAGAAGCAGCGCCATTCGCCCCGCCATCGAATCCCCGATCAACACCTAATCCAAGTCCGATCATTAGCTGTGGTTTACAAGTTTAAACTGAGCTTTCTCTACAGCCCCAGGATGCGCCTTGTAGTCACCAGCCATCAAGTAGTACCTACCAGACTCTTCCATCCAGTGATATCCACTAGGGGCCTCAACACCAACTTTCTTGGTGGAGACCTTGAGTTTAGCCTTGCCCTTTACGGCCTTCATCAGTGACCGATGTAAGCTACGCAGCTGCCCGTGTCAACATCAACTTCAGTCCACCTTCCGTAGATGGTCATTCCCTTAGGGAAGGAGACAGCGTCAACAACCTGGCCGCCACTACCGTAGTCCTCAGTTTCAGAACCATCGGCTTTGTCGTGGGCTGCAGTTTCGGTGTTGAAGAAGGCCTCGGCGTCCTCTGCAACGAGGCCACCAGCGGCATCAAACGTGCAGTCTGCTACCATGGTGATGGCAACAAAGACCTTTCCAGTTGGGGCCTTGATAGCGTCACTGGAAGCGGTAGTGTACGCGCAGCCAATCTGACCAAATGATACGTCGTCGTGATATTTCATGTTACTTTGTTTTTAGCAAGGAGAAGCTTGATCTCCTGTATGTCTTCAAGAAGCTGTTTCAGGTTCTGCTTGAGCTCTCCGTTATCGTTCTCAAGAGACCTAACCCTAGCTTTTAGGGTTGTGTAGTCGTTCTGAAACTTGAGCCACATCCCGATCAACGAGCCAGCTACAGCAAAAATTTCAAATTGTGTCAATGCGTCCATGATTACCACTTTACTTTGTCTGCCCAGTATGCTGCGCTCATCTTGCCTTTAGCTATGTTTTTACCGTGTCTGGCCTTAAAGCTTGATCTCTTCTTTTTCATCCTGTCGCTCTCCCCTGATTTTGGCTTGCCAGCGGTACTGGCACCCTGCTCACCGAAGCGGATCAACCGAACCTTGTCCCCCACCTTAGCCAGCACCATATGAGACTTCTTCGGATGTGAAGGCGTCCTTTTAGGCTTGTTCACACCAGCGAGTCTGTGTTTTTTAAGAAGATTCTTAACCCTGTTGTCAGACATGACTACAAATATAACAACAATAAATGTTCAGTCTGGCTCTTCAGTATAGTCCACCCAATTAGAGTTGTTGCCATACATATATGCGTGAACTTGAGCCAACGTTTGAATTTCTGATATACCTGTTGGGTCTGGGAACTCAAGGATCACCTCCCTTCCGTCGAGGCTAGTCCTAAGCTCATAGTATTCATACTGGCTGTAGTTTTTTAGATCAGTAACCAATATGATCTTGTAGTAATCGTCAGTACCCATACTTACTCTTTGTTGCGTCGAAGTTCGTCGTTACATCAGTGGCAGACAGATTCGTAGTGTATATCCGAAGCTCCGCGATGTCGTGCTCAGTGCAGAAGGAAGTGTTTACAGTTCCGTTATTTCTGGTTACTGCACTGGTCCTGCATACAAGACCCGTCTGGCACGGAGGGAACCTATTTGTCGTAGATGTATGTGTGCTCACCAAAGATCCGTTCCAATAAAACTTCAACGAACTACCATTAATAGATGCTACCATGTGGTACCATGTATTCGTACTAGCTGTTACAGCACTACTTTCATATCTAGGTATACTTAGGTTATTCATAACGGTAAACCATATCTTTTTGTTGACCGCATCAAACTGCATGGAGTATCCTCCATTGGTAGTAACACAGTTACTCTGATAGTTTCTAACCCATAGAAGTCGTTTAATGTCAGATAAATTAGGGAACCTCGCCCACATCTCGCAGGTGTGGTTTTGACCAAACGTATTTACAATGGAGCACTCTACGTAGTCATTTACACCGTCATAGTCAGCGTATGTCGCAGATCCAGATGTAGTCACCACCGTTCCGTTTACCAGTGATCCAGTCTTAGTCGGATCAGACAAATCGGTTATTGTAGTACCGCTACCTGGGTAGAAGCTCGTGTTCCCGAAGTCCCAGTGCTGAATGAGATTCGTCGTAATCACTCCAGACGATGGGGCATCCACACCGCTTACATCAGCGATGTTGGCTGCTGAAACTCCATCGATCTCATTTATACTGGCCCATCCGACCCCGTTTATCTCATTGATAGGCATTAGCTAAGCTCAATCCAGTCTGGTGACGGGTTAAAGTACATGATGTCCGTGGTGGCGTTCACAGTGTAACCGAGGACCCTCACGACGTCTCCAGGACCAGATGGGGCCGTTTCGGTCCCCGCTCCAGCAGTAGTAGACAGATAAACAACACTTCCGACAGTGGCAAGGTTTGAGTTCACTTTACCAAACCCACGAAGTAGCATCCCATCCGTTGCAGATGCACTTCCAAGAGCCATACCAAGGAAGCCGCTTGCGCTTGATACAGCATCTGCGTCTGCGGCGGTCCAAACACCAGAACTGTTGTAATAGTAGATATTTCCAGCCGTCAGTCCCTCAGTGCTTCCGAGGTAAACAATTTCACCAGATGCGTCTCCATTGGAGCTAATACCAGATGTCGTCGGGTAGTAGCTCGTTTTGTCATCTGCGTCTATAGTCAGAGTACCAGCTGTATCGTTGTACGTTGCGGTGATGTCCGTCCCCCCAACAATCAATCCGCCGACGTAGTCTTCTACCTGATCCTCCGTAAGCTGAGTGGCTGAAATCGTGATGGATCCGTCTCCATTGGTGATTGAAACATTAGATCCAGCAGTAAGGTTTTGAGCTTCGTACTTCCCAGAAGTCGCGTTGTAAATCAATACGTCTCCAGCTGCTGGGGTGATCGTCTCGTCTACGTCGTCAAGCCTATCTATGTTTCCGCCGACCGTAACAGTGGCGATTCCAGTTGTTCCAGTAGCAGCGACCAGATCCCCAGTGAACCTCAGTGAGTATACACCAGAAATTGTAGTAAGGGTATCGTTGTCCCTAACGTCGTTGATCTTAGTGTCCGTATTCGTGACCGTCTCAGTAGCTGTAGTCAATCCAGTGACGTGACCATTTGAATCAAGGATAATGTCTTGAATGTAGGTTCTACCACTGTTATCAGAGCTGGAGGCGGCTGAAATGGTTGGGTGACTAGACGCAATCGTGATAGACCCGTCAGCGTTTGTAATCGTTACGTTTGAACCCTGAGTTAGAGTAGCCGCTGCAGGGCCGCTAGTACCTCCAATCAGGAGCTGACCGTTTGTAGTCATCGGAACAGCAGACAGGGTATCTGTACCAGTGTCTTGAGTGATGACAACAGACTTGTCGGCGAAGCTGGTTGCATTGGTTCCTCCATCCGCAACTGAAAGAGTTCCAGTGATTGAAGTGGCTCCAAGGTCTAAAGCAAGTTCATTACCAACCCCCTCAATAACGATTCCACCGTTAGCCTTCAGGTCAGCAGAGAACGTCGTTCCAGTCAGATCAAGTCCATCACCCGCACTGTACGTCGTATCAGTATTGACGACAGTTTCAGTAGCTGTAGCAATGCCAGTTACGTGGCCGTTGCTATCCAAAATTATGTCTTGAATATATGTTCTCCCACTGTTGTCTGAGCTAGAAGCAGCGGAAATAGTAGGGTGGCTAGAAGCGATCGTAATGGATCCGTCACCATTCGTAATCGTGACATTTGAGCCCTGTGTAAGTGTAGCAATAGCGGTCCCGCTAGTACCACCAATCACAAGCTGTCCGTTTAACGTGAAGTCAGACTCCATTACAGCGCCAGCAGCGGCCACGTTGTCAGCGTCAGTAACGTCTGCTGAGGCCTCTATTCCATTAAGCTTGGTCTTATCGGTAGCCGACATTACACCAGCAAGGGTTGTGGTGGCCGCTTGAATGTCATCACTGCTTCCTGTTGATGAGTCCACGGTCACCGTAGAAGCGTTTTCAGTGATTGTGATATTTGTAGGGGATGAATTATCAGTTCCTGCTGGATCTACATTTAGGTTGCTTTGTATAGTTGTCTTATCCTGTGCTGATATGGTTGTGGCGGCAACCAAAGAAGAGGTGACATTTGCGGCGTCGGTAACGTCTGCCAAAGCCTCTATTCCATTCAGCTTCGTGCGCTCCGCCGATGTGATGATGGCGCCACTACCAGCACTCGTCACATCGCTGTGAGTCGTCACCAGACCATCCGCGCTCACCTTGGCAGTGTTTGCGGTAACGGCGGAGTTGTTGGCCACCTCGGTATCGAAGTTGCTGATCGTAGCAGCCGTTTGAGTACCAGTATGGTTAGCTCTATCCAACAGGTACGAGTCTGTCTGATTTGTTGTAGCTGTGGTACTTATAGTTACGGTCCCGTCTGCAGTAGTCTCACAGTTGATTCGGTCTCCGTCGGCGAAGAAAAGATCCTCTCCATTCGTTATGGTCGTAGGCGTGGTGTCCGTGGTTGCAGATACAGTAAAACTGCTCATGCTTCCACTACCAGAAACCTGGGCATCTACATACGCCTTTACTGAGCCCTGAGTGGGGACTTTCGTGTCAGAGTCAGAAACAAGATTGTCCTCGGCTATAACCCAGCTGTAAGTGCTAACGTCAGTGACTGCGGACAGCTTGCCAACGATGTAAGTCCAAAATCGGCTTAGCGCTGATTTCTTTGTGGAGGCCTGGGTTCCAAGAGCACCGTCGTCAATAAGAACGAGGTCTTCGTCAGCCAGGTCAGCGCTCATGGCGTCAGCATCAGTAAGGTCAACGTCCTTACCCTTTACAAGCTTGTATGTGTCTAACGCTCCAAGCTGACTTACTATATCTCCTAGTTTAACTGCCATGGTTAGAGTACTTCAAGTGTAAAGGTTGCGTCTGTATATTGGTTTGGACTTTGGTATACTTTGTACGTCTCCGTATATCCGCTGGAGTTGGTCACACTGACGTCAGTGAGCTCAGTGAAAGTGGTCTCGAATCCACCAAGCCAAAACGCAGGAGTTCCAGAAAATCTGCTTGGGTAGCAGTAGTAAACGTATTGAGTTCCAGTGGTGGATATTGAAGTGCTGCTAAGCGTATAGTCAGACCCAGTAAACGGGCTGTTTGCCAGAGCAATGATCTGAGCAGACGTCAGTGAGCTATTGCTGCTTGCCCCGTAAAACACCCTGTTCTTGAAATAATACGTGAGAGACGCAGTATCCGATGTGCTCCCGTCATTCGCCGTCAACGAGAACCCAAGAGACTTCCTCGCGGCTGAATCCCACGTAGCGTCGGTTGGGTAGTAGACATCAAAGTCCGCTGCTGTAGCTCCATCCCTAAAGTCAACGAGCGTTTGATTCGGGGCTGTACCAGTAAGGTCAGACGTATCAATGGTGAGAGCAGTAGAGCCCCAGGTTTGAGACGAACTCCTGTTCGAGACAGATATCTGGTTGGTCCCAGACAGTGTTCCGCCAGACACGTTGTTGTACGTGGCATTGAATCCTTGGCAGTCAGACTTCCACTGACTTGTATCTGCTCCTATCTCATACGTAGTTCCAGTGCTTATAGAGCTACCAGCAGAATCCTGAAGTGCAAAGTTCTGTACGTCCAAAGTCAATATCGTGCTTCTTGTTCCACTCCACCTATATATGGCTGTAGATGCAGAGTTCAACCCATACAAATACGCCGCAGTTCCAGTCGCAGACTCATCGAACAGCATATCAAACTCCACCCCGCCTATCGTAAAGTCAGATGCAGATGTTGGGGCTGTGCTCGTGGTAGAGATCTTACTTGAGATCTTTGCTGTATTCGCCGTTACGTCCGTGTTGTTCGAGACCTCAGTATCGAAGTCGGTTATATCTCCAGCTGAATGTGTGTGCGAAGTAGGTGTACGTGCATCCGTAAGCCTACTGTCGTCGCCCTTCACGACCTCTCCAGCAGCAGCGTCTCCAGTAGCAGCCACATCCAAGGCGGCAGAAGTTCCAGAGTCCGTAATGTCTGCTAGAGAGTGCGTATGAGCAGACGGGGCAAACGTGAGCGGAACGTTCGTCAAGCTCGTGTAATCGCCATCGAAAAGCGCTGTGTTACCCTCAAGAGCTGTTCCAGCTGTCGTTCCAAATCCAGGGAAGGTAACTTTAGCTGTGTTGGCGGCTACAGCGCTATTGCTAGACACAGAAGTATCAAAGTCTGTTGGTGTAGCGACCCCACTTGCATTTCCAAGCCAGAAGTACCCGTTCTGGATGTTAGGGACATCGTTCGCCCTTCCAGCGCCCATGATGATGCCAGAAATCTTATTGCCAGAAACATTAACCTTGATGATGACACCAAGGTTCTGAATAGCGTTTGTTCCAGTCGGCTTCACGGTGGTCCAACCACCAGAAGCTCCAAGGTACACCGTCTGTCCCTCAGTGTATATAGATGCGTCTGGTACATCAACATTGTTGATGAATCCAAGAGCGATTCCTTGACCCTCACCCTCGTCTGCAAGATCCTGGTCAAGAACAAAATGAGCTGGGTAATTGGTGGCAGCATCAGCGGCAATGACTTCGGCCAAATTGCCAACAGACCCAGTAACGTGTACTGGGGTACCCTTGTACAGGATTCCGCCACTCACGTTTTTTACGTCTTCAGAAATGGTTTTGGGGTACGCAAAAGAAACGCTTCCAGCACCATCAGTCGTCAGAACTTGACCGTCATCACCGTCTAGGGTTGGGAGAGAATAAACCGAAACCCCGAAATTCGTTCCGTCAGAAATCAAAAAATCTCCCGCATCGCTTACGGGCGGAGTGCCGTCAGAATCAAGACCAAGAGAGGTTTCAATTGCGTCGACTTCAGTCTGAAGAGCCGCGTCGGTTGCAGCAACCCATTGAAGGCCACCATCAACAGCGTCGTTTGCACTCAGTACATACCCGTTCGTCGGAGCATTAGAGACTTTAAGGTTGGCCTCGTCTACGACATTGTCAGATATTGTGGCTACAGAGCTTTCGTCAGAAGTTACTTCTCCAGTAAGATTGCTTCCTGCTCCAGCAGGGCCCTGATCTCCCTTTGGGCCCTGGTATATGATTGCAGATACAGTGTTTACAGTGGGCACCTCTACGGATATGTCATTGACCGTAGGTGCGCTTATCGTAACTGTCTGCCCTGTATTTACAACGATAACAGCCATTATGCAGACTCAGTTATGTCTTCTACCGCCTTAAAGGTTCCGTAGAGATAGGTCTTTACTTTATTTTCAGACCCGATCTGAGTTCCGCTGTCTTCAATCTGGAAGTCATACACAAACAGACCGCTGAAGTCCATAGCACTATCTGGGGCCTCTATTGTGATTTTCGCATTCGTTACAGACGCTCCGTCACCCCTCGTGAACGTGAAGTCAGATGCAGCCAACCTGATTGTGCTGGATGTATCACTGTCCCTGACTTCCATCCTGTAAGTAACCCCAGCAGCATCAGGGTCTGGCATCTCAATACCGAAGTCAACTCCGATCTGAAATGAATCTCCTTTTCTGCAGATTATATCGAGCCTAGATGCCGTATCAAGATTGACTTGTGCCATTTTGTATGATCTGATTTATAATGTCCTGCGGTGCGGTATCCTCGGTAACCTCCTCTTGCTCAGCAAGTTCGCCGCGCTCGCCTTGCCTCTGTGAAATGAGCTTGCTCTGCTCAGTGGCCTGCTTCTTCACTCTGTCGTCCTTTCTGTCTTCTTTCAAGACTTCGAGCTTTTCCCTGAAGTTCTTCTCGTCCTCCTTGAATCCAAGCGTAGCCTGAGCCTTGATCATTTCGATCTCCTTTCTGTGCTCATGCTTGAGAGACTCCATCTGGGCCTCCAGTTGGGCCTTCATCTGCTCCATCTGCGAATCGATCTGAGCCTTCATCTGCATCTCTTGCATCTTAGCCTGGCTTGCAGCCTGTGCAGACTGAGCCTGGGCCTGAGCTTGCATTTGAACATTCTGCTGAGCTATCTGCTGGTTTGCGGCCATGCGCTTCTTGCGCCTAACCACAAGCAGTCTCTCAGCTTGGTTGATGTCCTTGAGTTGCCTGATCGCGATGGCGTCTTCGATGTCGAGCTCTTTCTGAGCCAATGACACCTGGATGTTTTGTTCCAGATACTGCTTTTCAACCTCCTCCATCTCTTTAACTACGGTGACCCCGAAGTTGTACATAGACAGATTAGAGAAGGTGTTGATCATCCTCATGTTCTCCTTTCCAATGGCGGTTTCATAAGCCCTGAACAGGATGCTGTTCCTTGGGATGATCTGCAGGCACTTGACAATGTCTGAGCACACCTTTTTGAACAAAACCATGGAGGAGTTCGTGATGTCGTAGATAGCGTTGTTTCCTGCAGCAATGGCTTGCTGACGAACCCCAACAAGCTGCTCGCCCTTCGGAGTGGTCCCGTCCATAGCCTCGTTGATGCCCGTAGCATCACGAATCATTCTCAGGTAGTGGTTGTACAGCGCGATGAACTCGTTGATGTTCCGTACACTGTTATTGATCTCCCTGATGGGAGGGTTCTGGAAGCCGCCTTCAGGGTTCTTACTCCTGTAGTAGAAGACGCCAGTTTGCTCATAGATGTCGTGCAGTTCGAGCGGCTGGAGTTCACCTCCTTTTCCGAGCTGAACATTCTCCAAACCCTCGATATCAATGATGATGCCATCGGGTTTTGCTTTTGCGATTGCCTGCTGGATCTTCAGGTGTGTAAGCTGAAGCTGGTCCGCGAATCCAATGCAGCTATCCACCATGGACTTAGGGATCATGTCCTCCATGTTGGTTGCCACCACGGAGTAAGACATGTTCGCCCTGGTCAGGTCGTGCATGTTCTTCGGGATGTTCGTCTTCAGGCCGTAGTTGAAGATCTTGTCGCACCCCATGATGTACGTGCCGCCGTACACAGTGGAGTTATCCAGCCTGCTAACAGACCTCTTGTAAACAGAGTTGGACGGAGCCTTGTAGTTCTCGCCTTTCTTATAGAACCCTACGTTGCCGTACTTGCTCTCCTTCTCCTCAAAGTATATCGGGTCTATGGAAATGAACTCAAAGTCCAGAACCTCAACCATATACTCGTCATACCCAAACTTGTGTCTCTTCAGATAGTCGTCGTACCTGGACTGACCAAACCTGGAGGTATCATATCCATACTTCTTTGCTGCGGCTTGAGCGATCTCCTTGTATTCGTCTTCTGTGAACTGATCACCAGCGATCCTCTTGAGTTCGTGGATCGGAATCATTTTCACGTGACCAGCATACACAATGTCCCCGAAGTTGGGGTCGTTGGTGTAGCTGTGTATGAACTCCGCTGGATCGACGTACTCAACCTTAATCCCTTGGTTGGGGTCGTTGCTGCGCTTGGTGACAGCCATACCACAGGTGGTAAGGTCATTGACGCACCTCCTGTAAGTAGAATCACTGAAGTCGTTCCACTTCAGGGTCATGTTGGTCGCCACCTGAGCGGCAATCTCAGAAGAAGACTTGATGTTATTCCCGATGAAGATCTCTGCCTCCTCAAGAGTGTCAGGAATCTCATCCATCTCAGAGATGTTCACCCCTGTCTTTTCTTGAATGGCCTGCAGCTTCTTCTTGTTTGCTACAGCCATCTCCACTTTCTTTCTCTCCAGATCCTTCTCACTAGAAGAGAGCGGATCCACAGCCTCCAGGTTCGGATATGGTTCGCTAGAAAGAATCTTGTTGACCACGATCCTCACGAACTTCGGGAGGATGGGGACAGGAGTGAAGTCAAGGTTCAGGAAGCTTCCGTCCCCGTTAGACGGGTCCAGGCTCGTCAAAAGCTGCCTGTATATCGAGGTGTCCTGGGTTCCGTTGGCGTACTTTCTGTTCCTGTCAAAAACCACCCTCCTCTTCTTCATCAGAGAGTTGTCCTGAGCGACAGTGCCCCACTGAGCAGCTATCGATTTGGCGTACTGAAGACCATAGGCCTTCCCCTTCTTTTTTTCAGAGGGAGCCAAGGGGTCAGGAAAGTTTACGCTTTTATTTCCTTTGCTGCCGTACATCTATCGGCAAATATAGCAAAGTTAGCGATGCCACTCTTTTATCTTAGACTTCCTGAAAAAGGTCTTTTCGGATAGGTTAGACTTCGGCCTATTGTCCTTAACCTTCTGAGCCCCAAGCAGTGCCAGACCAGAGCTAATCGTAAGGTCGTATTTGGTTCTATTGGTGATTTTATACCCGATCCAGTCTTCTAGCGTATCATTAAAATACATATTCCCGAAGTCGTCTGTTTCTGGCTTTATCCCTACGTGGTTGTGGATATAGGCCTCAATAGCATGAGCGTGAGCCTGGATCACGTCTTGAGAGTTCGACGGGATGCCCTTCGTTCTGACACTCACTTTAGAATTACCTGTCTTCAAGTGATCAGGCCTGTCCATCACATATCCGTCGTAACCCCTTGATTCAAAATACCTTACGATACCGTACTTATTGTTCTCGATCAAAAGCGGGTAACCATAATAGAACGCAGCCATCAGTACGTCCTCGTAGAATATGCTTGCTAAGTCTGGCCTAGAGGCATACTCCAACACAAACATGTTGCTAGGGACCTTGTCGTTCATGTTGAACTTATTGAACAGGTGCATAGCTCCTTTAGATCCTCTGCCATCCACTGTTTGGTCCAAGTCATAGGAGTCTACTCCACCAACACCGAATTGTGAATAAGGTGGTACCTTCTTGCCCCTAACCTCATGAATCTTGTTCCGCATTTCTGCTGGTGGCTGCCATGCTACCCTGAACCTACCCCTAGGGTCTGGAGAGAAGATGACCTCTTTGTCTTTCTCCTTCCAAATGAAGTTGCCTCTTACAATTGGGTTTGGGTAGAGATTGTTGTTCCAGTCTATCTGCTGGTAGATCTTACCGATGTTGAATAGACTCCCCTCGATACTATCCCTGAACGCCTCATCTTCAGTCAACGGGAACTGCCTAATAATCTCGTTCAGTTCTGACGGGTCATGCTTGAGGCTGTCCCGCTCGTTCTTGAGGTAAGTGTTGCTGCCCTGATCGACTGGTTCGCCATCAACACCCTCTATCGGAGCATCAGGATCATCCACAACAGGGTTGCCGTAGCGATCAAAAAACCCTTCAAGAGCGTGATCAGCAGGTATAAAAATACGGTAAAGACCGCTCCTGGTCCTTCCGTTGGCATTGCGTTCAGCAGGGTCTGAATCTTCCCAAAGCGCTTTGTACTCTTCCCCACCTTTATCCATTGGGTTTACGGTAGACCCCACCAGGGCCTTACCAATTATTTTCTTACCAACGATGAGACAAGTCCGCTCAATTCGCCAGGCTTCTCTGATGTCAACTGGCTTCTCCCACTTCCCAGCCTCGTCGAGGTAGAGCATATGGAGCTTTTCTCCGTCGTAGGCGTTGTTTGTGGTGTTCTTCCAGTTGATGATTGTGTTGAGAGCATCGCCCTTCTGCGACGTCTTGTTCTTCTTCGTGATTCGTTTTGATGGTTCCCGAAAAGCGAGTTCCATACGTGGGTTCGTCGTGCCATCCTGAATAGGTTTAAAGAAGAATGGGTACGACTTGAACATCGGTACCACTTTCTTCATGAATATGTTCTCCTGGGAGTCTTTACCAGTCTTGGACTGGATACCAAGGAGCTTGTCTTTTACTTGCGTAGCTTCGTCAACAAGTACAGCGGCACAGATATTAGTATAGCCAGAACGGCGACACTTAGTATATAGCTGACCGATACAACGGGGATCAGCCTCGCACGCAGCCATGTGAAGAAAGATCTCACGCTGGAAGGCAAGATACGAAGGATATCCGATATCGATTTTGCTCCATTGGAGAAACATGTAGTGCCTTCCCGTAATGTACGTAGGCACACCATTGTTGTAAAACCAAACACCGTTGCGCCTGCGCTCAAACTCCTGCTCGATGTAAGGAGAAAAGGCGCGTCGAAACTCGGCAGGCTTCTCGAACCACTCATCCATACTTCTAACCCGCGACAGTTCCTGTGGCACATCGGTGCGCTTCCACATCTGCAACTTCTTTGGGAGGTCGTGGAAGAGGATGTCTGACTTCTTTGGAACTTTCGGAAGAGCAATGTCAAGACCGTGGATCGAAATAACCTCACCAGGCTCACCTGCGCTGTCCAACCGAATAATCTCATCGGACCTGTCCATACCGATTGCTTTTGAATGAGGGGACGCCGACCTTCTTCTCGGCCAGTTCCATGTACTTCCCGCATTCACACTTCACATCGTGACGAACTTCTCCGTTGATCACCTTGATGGATACGCTTCCAGTATGTTCTGCGGTTTTGCCGCACTCGCACTTGTACTTACTCATGATGAATTCAATTGTACCCCTGCCAGGATTCGAACCTGGGACCGTCTGCTTAGAAGGCAGATGCTCTATCCAGCTGAGCTACAGGAGCAAAGGTAAGGGAAAATTACCTCCCCTGTCCCCTGTAAGCCTTCCTGTAGTTTTGGGAAGTCTTGTTTTTCGACGATTTGGTTTTGGCATGCACGCCAGGCCTGCTGACCTTCTTCTTTTCGCTGTAAGTGCTGTTTTGTTTTGCCATTGTATTGAATTGTTGGGGCGGAGGGGTTCGAACCCTCGACCTTCTGTGTATAAGACAGACGCTCTAACCAACTGAACTACGCCCCAGTTTGATCAACCCCATTTGCGTAGGGGGCCGTCTCGTCGAAAATTTATTTACTCGCCCTTTTCTTGGGCCTGTTGTTTGCTCTGTTTACGGAGGCTTTGACAAACCTTCTGATCACCCCACTCTCGTGAGCGGCGTCCAGCCCGTCACCGTTACCATACGTCCCTTTCTTACGGTTATACTTATTGAGGGCAGCTCTGTACTTCTTAGCTTTCTCACTCTTACCGTACTTCCTGTACTCTTTGTCATAGTCTCTTTTCATTATCTGATAATGGTCACGTGACCGTTTATGATGTATGACTCCCCGTATCCCTCACATTCCACTCTGTAAATATACATGTCGTTAGGGACATAGTACTCGTCTCCACCAAGCCAAATATCATCTGGATCGTAACTCTCCCATACCAGTTCGCCAGTCCTTGAGAACACCTTCATTCTCCAGCTCGCCCAACAAAAAGAGTCCGTCTCGGCTCCCCATACATCGTTCACCCCATCGTTGTTAGGGGTAAAAGAGTTCGGTATGTATATAGAGCAATCAGAGAACGGACTGACACATGGCTGACCTGTACTGCAGTCAACTTCAACCATGTCATATTCATATACACTCGTTGTATCTATTTGATACTCAGTAACGTATATGGTGTCAGTTAAACTAATATATGAAGTGTCTATGTCAACGACAATGACGGTATCAGTTTGATAATCAGTAAGATAGACGGTGTCGATTAAAGTGATATATGAAGTGTCCACATCGACGAGGTACAACGTGTCCGTTATGTAAGTGTATGTGGTATCATACTGAATGATCGTATCTGATTCAAAGACGGTTACTGTATCTGCAGGGAGGTCTACGTAAACCGTATCCGTTACAACCTCTGGGACACACTCCCCACAAGGACCAATCACAACCCAGTTGTCAAGGAAGTTCTCGTCGTCATAGACCCCGCTCCCCCAGCTGCTCCCGTCTCCGTTGGGTCCTACCTCAGCCCACCCACCGTCTTCAGCATACATGGTGGGGCCATAGCTGATCTGCCAAATAACAACTTGTATGCTATACCCCTCGTCAATCCAATATCCAAGGATATCCTCCATCTGGTACCACAAACCTCCAGATGAAGATTGGTACACATTGTAGATAGGGAAGTCTATAACCTCACCAGTATAATACGGGGGATCAATATCATCGCCATACAGGTTTGTCCAGTTGCTAGGTGTCTCCGTAGTAGTAGCAGAGTACACCCATCCAGGATGATTCGAGTCGTCAGGAATAGAAACGCCAGACGGGAAGTCCCACCCGACATTCATGGCGTTGCAGTTCTCGTCTAAAGCCTGAAACCCGAACTGGATCTCAGAAATTCCGTCGGGTCCGCCTGTGCCACCACAGTTCTCAGTGTTGTTGAACGATACCGTTACCGTCCCTTCGATAAGGTCTACACCTACAAGCTCAAGGTCACACTGAGCCGCAGAGCCAAGAGAAAGACCAATATAAAGAGCAAGTAGAACTCCTTTACTCTTCGTTCCAACTGTCCTCCCAGTAGTGATACCCGTCATTTCCATTGCTGCCGATAATATTCATTCTCTTATTCAGCATGGTTTCATGACGCTGCCAATCAAAATCCCCCGTCCTCAAGGTATGATCACTTGCTGAACTTCTCTGCGAATCCGCCTGAGTAGTCTTTGTCTTCTTGGACTTCTCCATTTTCTCTAAGTTCTTTAACCATCTGCTCCAAGGATTGCCTCTCACGAAGCAGCTCCTTGCAATCTATGGCGGTTTGTTTTACTGACTGAAGTTCGGCTTTCCTGGCGCTACCATTGATGTCCTGATCGACAGGCTTCTTCACCTCTTCGATCATATTGTCAATGGCAATGGCCATAGCCTGCATCAGCTTTTCTGCGGCTTTAAGGGTATCAAAGCTTGTAGAGGAGCTCCGTGACCGCGACCCTGTAGTATTCCTTGCCATCAATTTTAATCCTGTAGTCTCTGTTCTTTTTGAAGCCAACCACGTCCCCATGGGATACTCCGAGCTCTTCAAGCTCTGATGTGTCAAAGGATACCACACCTTGGGTTACTTCTTTCTCTTTGAGAGTGACCACTTCAACGAGTCCAGAATGTCCAGGGTCATCTTCCTCAACAGGCTCAAGCAGACACCAACCCTTGATTGGGTGTATGCCGTCCTGATTTTTGTACGCAATTGCTTGATTCGCAGCTGCATGGACGTCATCATACTGGACAATGTAATGATTGTCTTCCTTGACCAGTGGCGAACCGCCATTGATAACCACGTGATGATGGAAGTAAAGAGTATCTCCAGCTTCCGCACCAGTGTCATACTTGAGCGGATAAGCCAGGATTTCGCCTTCTGTAGTTCGGTGTTCAAACTCATTGTATTTGGTGTCTATGTAGAGCTCTAGTCCAGAGTCTGTGGTTATGGTGTCTTGTAGTTCTTTTTCGATTTGTACGATAAACTTGTCGAGCGTCTTCATTGTATTAAAAGTCTAGATCAAATTCAAGTAGGCACGGCATGTCGTCAACCGCCTTCCAGAGCTCAGTTCCTTCTGGCCCTTCTATATATACCAGGTATCGGCACTTACCAAACTTGTGCAAGTAGGACTCGTCCTGTATAATGGCAGAGACGTGGCCTCGCCCAGCCTTCATCCCGACAAAGTATGCCATCCCGTTTTTCGGGTCTTTGCCGATCACAAGTTTTCTAATCAATCCATCCATCAGTTCAGTGATATACCAAGGTCTCCAAGGAGTTTGTCTATATCGTCGTCAGGATCATCGAACTGCTGAGACATGATTTCCTTCACCATCTCCAGCTCAAGCTTACTGTCCAGGTTGTAGCTGAACACACTCTTCAACTGTACTTCGTCCCCCTCTTGGACGTCGTCGTCTGGGGAAATATCGATGACACCGAGCATCATGGCCGACATCACCTTATCTTCGTATCCGTAACTTCTGATGAGTTCCTCGATTTGAACGATAAGGGAGTAAGCTTCAGCGATAAACTCCTTGTCCTTTGAATTCATAGATCAAAGATAAGTAATCATGCCTAAGTCAAAAGTGTCCAAGAAGCGCATGTTCAGGGACTTCTCTAAACTGAAAGAGAAGTACATCAACAACAATTACCTCAAGAATCTACATTCTGTTAGGAAGGACTTCTGCGAGCACCATGATATTGACTGGAAGCACTTGGAGTTCCTCCTGTGGGCTTACGACCTAGAATTCTTTACCATAGACCATGCCGCTGAACAGTATCAGTATAACCGCAGCAACATGGCGAACAGGATCATATACCCCTTGCAGTCAGAGGAACTCCTGTACAAGCACTTCGAAAGGCTAACGCCGTCACAATCGCTCGATGATCACCTCTTCAGAGAAGAGACCAAGTACAACTATAGAGTTAGGTACGCGCTTACGCAAAGGGCTAGGCTCCTCGTCCAGCGCTTTTACCAGAGTTTGTAATATGTTCCGACGCCATCCTTGGCAGCCCGCATGACTCTCCCTCTGTTCTCAGTGGGGGAGTTGTAACTGACATGAACCCATGAGGGATTGGTGTCATCACCAAACTCCCATATGAGCTGATCGAAATCCAAGCAGTCTTTGATATAGTGGAAAATCTCTGCATTGCTTACCCCACCGAAGACATCAGCATCCAGGTCCAAAGCGCGGCCTTGGCAATGCTGAGAAGTAGCACTCCCACCGATTGAAGAATTGAGTTTCGGCGACCTGTATCCTGATGAGACGTAGATCGGGACTCCAAAGTGATCTCTGAGAGGTTGAAAGACATGCTCTGCTACAAGCTTTAGGTTTGTGATCTGAGGGTCGTCAGGCTGATTTTCTAAACCAAGTCGCTTTGCCGTCAGGCTTTTTGTACACTCTTGTAGGGTCAGGTTTTTGGACAAACGCATTTCTCTTCTTATTGAAGTCTTTTAATTTCATTCGGGGGTTAAAGTAACCCTTGCTACCCATCAGTTGCGACAAGAAGCAGAGGTCTTTCTCCCCTTACCAAACCCAACACTCAACATGCCACGACACTTCCCGTAGTTGATGGTCTTGGGCTTCTTTTTCTTCTTTGCTTTGGCTGGGCGAGGGCGCAGCGTACCCCCATAGAGTCCAGCCTGAGACGGTGCGGCTGCACCACGCTGCTTCTTTTTATCGTCTCCGCCTATCACGACTTGCGTTGTCTGACGTTGTACTCACCACCGCCTACGACAGCGCCAGTAACCAACCCCATAAGGCCTTTCAGCATCCTCTGGTTCCTGCGCTTTCTGTAAGCTTCTGCTTTCTGTTCGCTGGTCCTGGGATCAGGGAGCATCCTGTTACGAGCTGCGTACCTGTCTTCTTTTCTGGATTGTCTTGCGATTTTACCGCCACCAGCGTAGATCTTGCCGCCCCCCATCATCATTCCAGGAGCTGGGGCACCACCTTGTCCGCGCATCTGGCTGAGCTTCTCCATCAGGTCCTCCATCGGTGAGGCACCCTGACCTCCGAGCTCCTGCCTTCCCATCTCATCGCTTCTGGAGCGACCTTCAAAAGTAGACTCGTCAAGGACATACTGCCCCTCAGCATTCTTGATGTACGGGAAGTCTTCGTCAGGAAGGAACATATTCCCTTCTTCATCTTGACCCTGAGCGTACTCGTTCCAGTTGCCATACACCTTAAAAGATCCAGGAGTGTTCTCCCACTGCTCGTCAGGGGCGTCGTAATCGAGCTCCTCGCCCTTGTTGACCCAGACAAACTCTCTCATCTCACCGCTGTCGGATTGCTCCCTACGAACGGTGGAGGCGAACTGACCGATCAAGGTTCCGTTCTCCTCCCTTCCTTTCTCTTCCATCGCCTCTCTCAGGCGATCGGACATGGTACCAGAGTTCATCATGCCTTTTTCTTTTTAAGCATCATTCTGTCCATCTTCTTCTCGCGACGGACGTCTTTTTTATCTGCTCCCTGAGCAACGACTTTACCACCGCGCTTGTAGGACTTCTTTGCTTTCACCATGACGCAAATATATTAATTATTCAAACCTCTGTTATAGTCCCTCAAATAGTCTTCTGGAGTCTTATTTACCCCTGGAACCTTGAACTCTGTATTGTCCCTGATAGAAGCAAAGTATTCTCTGGTTCCCTGCCTCCCCAAGAAGTGCGTAAGGGCAGCCACTTCATCAGGCCTAAACACCCACTTGTCTCCAAGCTGTTCTTTATACTCTCTCTCAAGATCAACAGCATTCCTTTCAAGGCTAGGGCCCCCAATACCTTCTGTAATTCTCCTGTCCATCAGGATCTCCTGGAGGTGCGGTGCTCTAGAAAGGCTGTCCCTGCTTACCCCACTCATCTCTGGCTCGTTCTTAATCAAGCTGTACAGCATCTGGTACATTCCCGTAGCTGAGCTATTCGGGTTCATAGCGGCAGGGTTGTTCCTGCTCTCTACATACCCCAACCCTTTCTTCAGGCGCTTTGGGTCTATCGGGTCCCCACCGTTCTTTATCGGTCTCATCTTATTTCTTCTTATTGATTTCTATAGCACGAAGCTGTGCCAGCGCCTTCTTCCTGCTGCTGTGCTCCCCCAAGCGCTTCTGCCCTTTAGAGTCGTACACAATCCACTTATCTCCTTTCTTGATCAGCATTGCTTTTCAAATATCTCTGTATATCCTCGAAAGCCTGGTATGCCCTGGGGTTGTACTCTCGCATATCCTGTCTTTCTCTTGGGTTATAGCGTGATCTTGCGAAGTCCTCTTCACTCCCCTCAAACAATAGATTACGAAGCTTCCCGTCAATGTAGTTCTGGCGGTACTGCTCATACCCATCACCAGCATACCCCTCTTTCAGATCCTGTTCATACCAATACCTCACGTCATCTTCTCCAAGGGCCTCCCCAAACTCCTGCAGCATACCCCTGAACTTAGGGTCAGCCTCTGACATCCCGTGAAGCATATCCAAAGCAACAGCTTGAGCATTGTTTGTCTCTGGGTTGAAGAGAACAGCATGCCTCCTATCTGGACCTGGGTGCTTGAACTCCGCCCCACTGGGGTAGCGGACCACCCTCTGACCAGGACCGAAGTACTCTATGTCACCTATTCCAGTAGCCTCCCTCGTAAATCCAGGATCAGCCTTTACCGTAACCCTCCCCAAAGCCTTCAGAGCTGGAAACATCTCCAACGCTTCGCGACGAAGCCGCCTGCCAGTCCTTTTCTTGGGTCTCATAGCGCAAATATAACAAGATAGTCCTTGCGCCTGCACAGCAAAACAGCTTCTGACTCCCTCTCCAACTCCAAAAAACCTTCTCAGAAGCTTATCGCAACTCGACTGTCCATCATAGCGCTGAGCTGCTAGGCGAAGTTACAGCGGATTTTTGACATATGCAAGTCTTTGAGTAAGATTCTAACGCATCCAAGCTAATTTGTTGTGTTAGAACAGATTACCCGCTTAAAAATGAGTGGAGTAATACAGATCTGGGGGATTATACGTACTACGTGACGCTCGCGCGCACACACCCAAACGCATTCCCGCACCCCGACCCTACGCATAATGCGCACCGTCGCCAAAACATTCAGCGTTTTGCTATCTTGCTGGTAGCCAATGCGTTGTAGCTGTTCAGATGGAGTACTGATTGAAGCGAATCTGTAGCCGATAGCAGTAGCGACAGGGGAGACAATCCCACCCCCAATCCTCCACACACGAAACCGTACTCCATTCCGCTTGCATTATACACGCCGAATCACACATGGTTTTGCGCACCAAGCTTCGCTTCGCTAGGGCTTCGTCGATTCACGTTCATCCCATCCACCAAACGGCAGAACCAAGGCCTCCTGTGTGTGTGTCTGCATCATGCGTGCATCACGCCAATCTTCAGCGCCTGTTTCCATGCGCATAATGCGGGCGCAGAAATCGCGCAGGAAGATTCTCCCCCTTCAAATTTGCGATTTATCCCAAGCTATCCACTACCTTTGTGGTCCTCGGCAACGTCGCTGAGGCTTCAAACACTCACCTCATGGCAAACATGACCTACACCCTCACCGCTTCTCAGAAGCTGACGCTCACCCTCGAAGGCCGTAAGGCCGCTAACAAGGCTCTTTGGGCCGCTGAGAAGGCCGACCGCAAGGCCTTGTCTGTGTGGGAGGCTAAGAAGCCTCGCAAGGCCACCAAGGTGGCAAAGAAGGCCGACAAGCTGAAGGCCGCCGCCATCCAAGCTGTCTACGACTCCGTGTCACAGACACACACCAAGCCTGTCATCCGCATGGCGGCAAAGCCGATGGAGGTCAAGACGGAGTCCGTCGCCGCCAAGTCCCTCAAGCGTAAGGCCCGCAAAGGTCCGAAGGACAGCAACGGCAAGTTGGAGGCTCAGGCTCAGAAGCAGTCCATGGCCAACACACAGAAGCGAGCCGCGAAAACCGCCCCCAAGGTTGACGTGGTTTGGGATGAGGCCACCAACCGCCGCAAGGAGGTCGAGGTCGAGGTCAAGAACCCTGCCAAGGCTCACGTCATCCGCAAGACCTGGTGCGACTTCTCCGAAGTTCCTGCGGGGTTGGAGCTTGAGGACGCTGTTCGGTGGGCCGCTCTGCAGGACGGATACGGCGTTGCCGCTGACGAAATCAGCCTCGACGATTGCCTCTGATTCACACACAGAAACACACAGACACATGAAAGCTAAGCTCTCCCTTCGGGACTACTGCCACAAGCAGATTCGCCTCCACGAGCAACTCCTGCAACACTCACGCACAGAGGCTGCAAAGCAGATTGCAAAAGAAAACATCGAGTACTACAAGGAACTCGCAAACACACACTGAAACACACAGACACATGATGAATTTTTCTCTCCCCTCCCCGACTCCTATGGAGTTCACGTCCAAGGCCGCTGACTACCTCTACGGCATCTTTCACGAAGACCCCTTCCTGTGCGGTGCCTGCATTAGGCTTGCCGCAGACAAGGTGGAGCAACTCGAACGGAAGCAACGCCTCACAGACAGGACGATTGGCGCCCGATGGAACACACAGGCAGAGCTGTGGGAAATGCGGAAGGTCTTGAACGCCATGCTTAGCTACGCCGTGGAGGTGTATCCACACACACTGTCCAGTACGATGGACCCTGCATTCAACCGCCACGTCAAGGCGTGACACACAGACAAGCGCACATGGTGCTTGGGGTGGTTCGATTCCACCCTGCGCTCAAACACACAAACACATGACAGACATGACAGACACACTCACCACCCAACAGGAAGCCACCGCTTGGCTCATCGTCCCCACCACTTCGTGGAATCTCGAACAGGCCATCATCCACCTTGTCATGCACAGGGGATGGAACGTCTACGCAGACGGATGGGGTCGCTACAAGGTCTACAAGGCCTCACCCGCAGACACAGACACGGAAGACTCCCTTCGGGAGCAGTGGATGCAGGATTGGAAGTGGCTCACAGACACAGCCGCGTCAACCCCCATCCTCCAACTTGGGACCTACTTCCCTTGGACAGGCATGGACACCACATGGTGGACGAAGCCTCGCGACTGACACACACACACACAAGATCGATTGCACATGATGATTGACATCCTGAAGGCGGCGGCCTACCTCAGCGCAGAACCCCTGTTCACCTCCCTCGGCTCGTCCGTGTTCCGCCTCCCGTGTGGCGACTGCGTGGTGTACACAGACACGGAAGTGGAACAGATGGCCCGCCAACAAGAGGCCTTCGAAGCAATCTACCCTAAAGGGTAAGAAATTAGATTTGGAAATGTGGAGTCGATGTGCTTAACTTAGCGGTCCGATTCGACACCACCTCAGTCGAACATTCAAAACACTCACACACATGAAGACTTTCGAATACCCCCACTTCAGCCTCATCGCTGAGTCCTATGGCCGCACCCTCGCTGACGGCGGAGACACCATCCTGCTCACACCAGGCCACATGGTGTACACCTACATGGCTGGAACCCTGAACTACAATGACCTCCCGACCGACCCTTGGCGCCCCTGTTGGGGTCACGCAGTCGGTGGCTGTGTGCCTGAAGTCCGCCTGTCCATGGTGGAGCTTCGGGAAGACATCGCCGAGGGCTACCTCGACTCTAAGCACCCACAAGTCCTGTTCAGGGAGTTCAAGCGGGCTTTCGAGAAGACTTGGGCCGCCGCCTACGAACACGGATGGATGCCACAGCACCCCCTGTGTGTCGGCACTTGGGTGGATGGCGAGGACATCGTCTTCGACGTGACCACCCTCGTGGAGGACATCTCCGTGGCAAAGGCACTCGGTAGGGAGCGCGGAGAGAAGGCCATCTACAGCATTGAAAACAGCAAGGAAATCACCCTCTAATACAGACAGACATGAAGAACACACAGAACTACGAAGACTTCAAGCGTGACCTCGCTGTCCGCATCCTCCGCCGCCTCGGATACAAGGCCGATGACTCCCTGCACACCGCCGTTGATTCGGTCATGCAGACCCTCGACGAGTTCCTCCCCACGGACGAGTCAGACAAGCGCGGCCCCACAAAGTTCACGGATCTTGTGTGCGTGTACGAGGTCGATTGCCCTGACTGCGATGCAAGTCCTGAATACACTGACGTTCACCCCTTCTGCCCTGAGTGCGGATACAGCTTCGACTGACACAGACATGGAAGAAATCGGATTCCTTCAGGCCTTTTGCGGGCCGCTCATTATGATGGGCCTCCTCGTATTCGTTCTCATCGCCGACTGAAACACACACAAACACATGACACAAGACGAAATCCAAAAGGTGCAACAGGCACTGATGCTGGCGGAGATGTTCTTCCTCGCCGTACCTGCCTCTGAAGGCTCAGAAATCAACCCGCTCGGCAAGGTGCTGGGCGATGCAATCGCAACCACCCTCAAATACACGGACTGATGTGTACCTACCTCATCCACGCCGCCAACGGCGACATCTATCAGCGCAACGATAGCAACATCCTCGATGACCTCGCGGACCACCTCGACCACGCCATGGACCTTGGCCGTCCCATCCGTGTAGAGCGGTGGGTGCGTGAGTCTGACCTTGAGCGTCACCGCCGCCCGAACCAAACCATCCACGGGTTCGATGCTGTCCTTGACTGGGCGCTTGAGCGCACGGACGGCGAGGACGACAGGTTCAACGACCTGCTCACCCGAAGCAAAGAGTGCTGAAAGTCAGCCACTTAGAAAATAAATTTGGTAGATAGGAACATTTGCCTTAACTTTGTCCACGGCAATTCAGCCAACAACATTCAAAACTCACACCCATGAACACTAACCTGCGTACCGCACCCCACTACTTCGTCATCGACTCCATCGGTGGCATGAACGAGGGCTACTCCGAAACCACCTGCCGCCGTGTCGAGGACGTAGCCGCCCCTGAACTCGCCAAGGCCATGGTCGAGGAGTACATCGACCAGTGGGCACACGACCGCTTGGAGTACTACACCGAGCGAATCGAAAACATGACCGAGCGTACAGAGAGAGACCTCGTTCGCTACGACATCGAGGAGCACCCGCATGGTGCGTGGGTCAGACTGACCCCTAAGTTCAGCGACACCATCGACCCCGAAGACATCGACGATTGGGGCTTCCACACCCTCTTCATCCAAGTGTATGACGGGGTGATGCTCGGTGACGGGGTCGTGGTCTACGACCAGATGGACGACATGGTCCGCACCATCACACACAAGTCCACCGCCATCCGCATGGCAGAGGAGGGTATCTCCCTTGAGGTGGAGCGCATCAAGGCCAAGTGGTACGACGTGACCAACCACGGAGGCTGGGACCGAGTGTACACTGACAGCCTCATCTACTGCTACGACTGCCTTGCAGATGTGGTGCGTAGCCTTGAGTGGCCTCAAGACACGATGGTGGACCTCGACGACTCTTGCACCCACTACTTCCCTGTACAAAATTGCAAGCGCCTCGTGTACAACCGCGAGGGAAGCATCACCACCGAAATCTGAAAGACATGAACAAGTACACAGAAGCGGACGTGAACCGCACACACAAAGCCATGGTCGAGCAACTCATCGACATGTGCATCCAGAATTGGAAGGACGTATCCGACCCGCTTCACGCACGGATGTGGTACGCTGTAGCCGCCCAGCTTGAGAACATTAGGGAGGCTGACTACTCCGTGTATGACATGGAACGGATCCTCGCACAAGCAAACATGAACGCACAAGAACTCTCCTCTAAAGAGGAGGCAAAATAAATTTGGAAATAAGAAACAATCGTTGTAACTTTGTCCACGAATTCAAAACCTCACAACACATGAATCGCAAACTCATCACCTACCTCGATGTCGTCGAGGGCTACATCAACAGCGTCACTCGCGCTATCCTCAACGACGAGGGTTCCTACGCCGTAGCCATGGAAGACGAAGAGGGTCCCTTCACCCGCTTCATCCGTATCCCCTCCCCACAGCGGGCAGGAACCGAAACCCAGAAGCGTGACTACGCTCGGATGAAGGCCCAAGAAATCGTGGATGACATGAAGGAATGGAATCCGCACCTGAACTACGACACCATCACCCAGAACCTCTAATTGAATAGACATGCTGAACGATAACACCAACACCCGCGCCTTCGCCGAGTCTCTCGGTCGCGCCATCTGCCACGGGCAGTCCATCGTCACCTGTGACGCTCTGCTCAACCCGCAATCCTACGGCTTCTACTACTACGCCAATGACGCAGAGGCCACCGTCATCTCACCCACGGACCCTGAGGGTGCGTACTCGTACTGGGCTGGCGAACTGCGCGAGGCTCAGGCTCTCGCCGAGCGGTACGACCAAGACCCCGCCACCTACGGCATCATGATGACCTTCAACCACAGACGTGGGTGCATCTACCTGAACCTGGTCCGTGTCGAGTACATGAAGAGCCGTGCCTTGGACATGGCAGAGAACGACGAAGTGCAATGCCCGTCGAGCATCATGGAGTTCGGTCGCAACCAAGAGAACAAGCGCATCTACCTCGATGCAGAGGGTCGCACCCCTCAGCCACAGGACGAGGCGGAAAGCAACCGCGAAGACGTGCCTGATGCAGCGATGCTGTTCCAAGAACTCGGATGGGCATCCGAGAAGGGGACGGACCCCATGGACGAGTGGGAGTAAACTTGTGGGCGGCTGGCATACCCGCTTTGTGTCTGTAATCTAAGTATGCAAGGGAGAGTTTTTAGGGTTCTCTCCCGCCCTACCCCCATAGCTCAACGGATAGAGCATCGGTTTCCTAAACCGCAGATAGAGGTTCGATTCCTCTTGGGGGTACAAACATTTAAACACTCAC